CAGGCCAAAAAGGATTCCTGTGACGATCCAAATGTTGTTCGCTTCTCGCATTTCTAACCTCAATTTCAACGGAACCATTTTGTTCCGTTCATCAAAAGCCGTTATTTTCTCGGTTGCGGTGTGTTAGCGTCGAATGAACTTCATCTTCGCCCACGGCGGGGCTGTACTCATATCACGATGAACAGGACGGTCCATGTGGTAGTCCAGCGAGTCGTACCGTGTTTCGTACTCACCCCATTCACACACGTAAACAACCTTGAATCCAAACAGACCGACAAGCCATCTCAACATCACTTTCTCCGCTCCTAATCATGTTGCCCGCTGGTTATTCAGCAGGGATTTCGGTCCACTCATCACAAACTCCGTCCGGGTCCACTCTGAACGGTTGCAGCACACCTGAAAGCGACTCGTGCGGCTTAAGATTTCTGTTGACATCGACAATCGACAGTCCGCCGATTCCGCAATACGTCAGATGATTCAATCGCCGTGCGTGGTCGCAGTCTGCACACGTTTTCAAAAGCTGCTTTCGATAGCTTGATGGGATTGTCATGGCTAGATATTTCCCAAAAAAACGGGCTATTACTTGTGTAGCGTTCATTTCCTACACTTCGGGCAGACTTCACCGTTCTTCAAATCACGAATCAATGGGCGTTTGCATACCCTACAGACCGCCATAACCACGGGTTTGTTAACAGTTGCCGGTTTCCATCGAATCATGATGTTATCATTCCAATATAAAAACAAAAGAAATGGAGTCGTTACAGGCCAAAACAAAGCAGAGACAACATCAGCTAAACACCACTCAGACGCATACGGACCTAACCTGACAAAACTAAATGTCAAATTGAATCCCAGAATCCAGACGTTGAATAGAATTTGGGTGGTGAGTATATCCATGTGCTAGTCAACCACTATTTCATCTGCATATTCTGTTAGAATTTTCTTGATGCGTCTGTACGCTTCATCTCGGGGTACACCGGAAGCAAACCGTACACCAGCATCCTCAACCATAGTTTCAAGATCGAGGCGAAAATCAGATTCGAACAATGCCCATTTGGACTTCAATTCTTTAGCAGGTTTTTCTTCTAAGGTTTCAAGGCGATTCAACCGAATACTTAACTCATCAGTACATTTCTGAAAACGGCCAAACGCTTTGTTGATATCTTCCGCTATCCTTCCCTCCATATCTGCTAGACGTTGCTCAATAGACTTTTTGGGGAGTCGTGTCGGATTTACAAACGGTTGTTTTTTCATCTGGTTTCCTTCCAAAAGACGGAGTCTTACATCATTTGCTCTAGAGGGAATCGAACTCTCATGGAGAAAAGGTAGCCGTCTCGGATGAGACTTCATTCCCTTCATTGTCGAAGATCGTGGTATTGAATTGTACTGTACCCAACGCTTGAACTTCAATCATGTATTCGCTGACTTCAGGTCCGACATCATACGAATTCGTTTCACCATTGATTGTTACATTAAGCTTCCTGCTTGTGACATCTGAATTTGGACTACGGGTCCACTTCAACTTAACGTCTGCTACTTTCATCTTTCACTCTCCAAACAAAGGGGATAACACGTTTTGAATGAGGCGTGCTTAACTCATTTTTTCTTGACGATATCCTTCAACTCTTCTGCTCGTTGCTTCATCTCTGCCAGTTTTTCAGACCTTAACCGTTTCTGGATCGCCTTTGGAACAGAGGGCTTAAACGTTTTCGTTCCTAGCCGCTTGATATTCAGAATTCGAGAATCCGGAAACCGATTACGGAATGTATGCTCAATATGCTTTTTACTTGATGCCGCTGACCCTTTGAGCACTTGAGGACAACCAGACTCACGACTTTGATAAACGATTCGGAACCGGAACATTGCACTACGATTTACGTTCTTGGCAATCCATTCATTCGTATGCTCAAGAACTCGGAGTCTGAATTCCGGATCGGTCTTGACCCTCAGTTTTCTCTCCTGTTGTCTTCTGTATCCCATTTTGATTTCCTTCGTAGATGAGTGATCCGTTGCAACATGTCTTATCGGGGTAGTAGCGTTTCCGACCTTCGGTCTCTGGAGAAGAATTACGATTAACGATCGATCCGATATCCTCGGTTTTCTTTTCTGTATTTCCGCTCATTGAGCATGCTCCGCAAAATAGTGATTGAATCCCTCAGAGCAACCGTGAGGCACACAAAAAGTAAAATCATAAAAATGTGAAAAGCAGAAATCCACATTCCGTCTTGATTTGCTTTTGGCATGTCAACAGGCATATACCCAAACAAATGACCAGCGATGAATCCGAATGAAAATGAAAACATCGGGCTAGAAATTGCTGTCCGCTGAATCCACTTACTGACGCTTCCAGAAACACCCCACAAGCTGACCGCAATCCCATCATAGATTGCGATGACGATCATAACGACACAACAGAAAAGGGCAGTAGGGGTCATTTTGAACTTTCTTCCGCTGGTTTGAAATACCGTTTGTATCCCTTGTGTTCAAACTCGTCGAGGTCCATTGCATCGGCAATTTCACGTAATGCTTTTACAATCAACTGTCTGTCATTCCGAGTAAGGTAATGAGGATTCCACCTCTCCCGTATAAAAACAGAATCATTCGGAGGTCGAGTAAAAATTATCTGACCAAGGGCTTGATCCATTTTACCACCTGAAAAAGCAAAAACCGCATAGAATCACTAGCGGATGATCCCATGCGGTTCTGCTCGTCCCGAGGACTTATCAATCATCTGCCGCTAGACAGGTTAAGGCTAAAAGTACTGCATCAAGTTTTTTTGGAAGCGATGGATTTTTCACGGAAGACTTCCACAATCACCTGACGCAGTACAGGGGGGTGTGTCTGACAACTGAAGAATATCCAATCCGGTCAAGCCGTGTCAACCCCGGCCCAAATTTTGTCAGACAGTTAAAATGCTAAGGTAGTTTTCGCTGATTTCCGTTTTTCATCAGCTTTGAGTTTAGCATCCCGAAACATTTTTATGTGCTGATCAACATCAGGGTTTTCATTTTGGAAATTGAACAGATGACCGAACACCAGATGGCATCGGTCACAAAACGAAATCAAGTTAGACTCATCGAGTTCTAATTCCGGGTAGAGATGAAACGGTTTTCGGTGATGAACCGTTTCCGTCTTACGACCACAGACTTCACAAACGGGATGAGCAGCAGCAAACCGATTTCTGACTTCGGTCCATTTTGGGGACCGCGGCCCAACACCTACAGTTGATTTTTGTGGTTGATCACTTGAACCGAAAACGCAATACAGAACCCAGACAAGGATGACCAAGTATCCGACTCGATCAATATTTTTCTTCGTAGTCATTTCTACACTAGCTTCGCTTCTGGGAAGAAAGACTGTCACATGACTGATGAGCAACAAATCGTTCGAGGGTTGCCAGAACTGGATTCCATCCAATCCGGTACTGAGACACAATGTGAGCAAGATCGATATAGACTTCATTCGTCTCTCCCGAGTTGTTGGTCACTTCAACCAGAACCCAAGGCGGATTGTGCTTGAGCTTGATGCCTTGATTCACTTGATTGACGACGAACTCTAAAAACTGGCATCGCTCTTTCGGGGTCAGTTTATCTAGGAGAATCCAGATTTCTCTCCGATCATCTTTATTGTTGATCTGATTCAGGTCTGGAATCCCTTTCTGGGTATGATTCATATCACCATTGTCTGAAACCAGAATTTTATTAAAAAGTGTTTCCTGTACTGAGGTACTCTGATTTTGCATTTTTAATAAAATTCTGAAAATGGGGTATATGTATATAAATCATATAAATACTAGAAGAGAGAGGAATACTCACTTCGTTCGTATTCCTCTCTATTATAGATACAGAAGAGAAGAGTACCTGTCAAGAGTACTGTTATTCTCCTCCAGAAACGTAGTAAAGGAGAGTAAGAGGGATAGGGGTGTAGATAGAGTACGAACGAAGTGAGTACTCTATCTACTAGCGGGGGAAGGGAGATGAGAGGATCGACATACCTAGTTGGAAATCCGACTTTTTTTGGAGTTGATGATTTATATACCACACCTCCGTTTTCAGAATTTTATTCAGACCATCGTTTTATCCCTGTTGACCACAGACCCCGTTCCGAACAGAATCCTCATCTGCTGACACTTTGGCAATTCTAGGGAGTGAACGTTTCGTTAGGCGTTCTCCAAAGTGTCAGCTTTTGAAGACAATTAGAAAAACAGGTGCAATCATTACCACTCTGCAAAAAGATGTTATGCGTCCCGGTATTTACCGAAAAGGAAATCAGGCAATCGTTGTCGAAAAGGCAGACTTGACCCAGATGCAATCCAGTATCGAAAAGATCAAACAAGCTGGATATCGAATTCCTGCATGGATGGAACATCCCGGTAGAAAGGAACCGCTTGCTTATCCGATCAAAGCCGATGATGCCGAAGCGATCCAGCAAGCAGAAAGCGATCCTTATTTTTCAGGATGGGTGGAGTCAGGTACTCTCGATCAAACCAGTATGTTCCATGTTGATATCGATCCTGAAGAATCGATTGGCAAGCGTCTGGAAAAAACAGGAACATACGTTTCCCCCCAGTTTGGTAGGTTCAAACTGCCGGATGGAACGATTCTGGAAAACGCATTACATCACATCGCTCTCACACGGAATCCTGTTAATCCAAAACAGTCCTCAGATTTTATTCCAAAAAAATCGGAATCAGGGGTTGACCATAGGTCTGATTCCGAGCAAAACTCTTCACCATTGCAAATGAGCAAAATTTCTGAAGCCTTAGACGACGATGAAATTCTGCGATTTAGTCTTGGGGATGCTGCGGTGCCAAATCAACAAACTCCGAACTCGAACGGAACAACCGATCAGGGAACGGGTAATTTGTTGGCAAAGTTAACCGAAGCACTTCAGGCAATGGGAATTCAACTTGCTGCCGACAGTCCGATTTTGAAAGACCCTGAATCAATGGGTCGTGTACTTTCGATGATTGTTGACATGACCGCTCAGGCAAGCCGAAATGTCGGAATGCAAGCTAACCAAATGGGCGGAAACCCAAATCAACCTCCAACAGAACAGGCAACAGTAATCGCCATGTCAAAAGAAACACCTGAAACCCCCGAAGTCAAAACTCCTGTTGATGACATCAATGTTGTTCAGATGTCACAACTGAAAACGACAGTTGTTGCTCAACAGTCTCGCATTGATTCGTTGATGGCTGAGATTTCGAACAACCGACGAAAGTCATACAACGATCGGATTGATGCTTGCGTCCGCTCTGGTCGATGCTCATCGGCTAAGGGTGAAGCACTCAAGAATACCGCCAGTACCTACCAGTTCTCAGGTACCGGAGACGACAAGTCGGAACTGGATACGATCCTCGGTCTGATCGAAGAGTATCCTGAAGGGGCAATGTTCACCCCAGATGAACGAGCGAAGCAATTCAGTGAAAAGGAAATTCCTATCTCTGGTACTTCTCAGTTCTTCCATAATGCGGAAGTCGACGATGCCCGCGTCAATGCAATCGTCGATGAGTACTGCTCAAAGGTAAACCCCGTTACTGGAAAGTAACTCTTCCCTCGTTCTCCAGCCTTCAACAAGGAAATAAATAATGGTTACGGCAGCAGTGGGTTTTGATCCGGGTGTTCCCGGCTTTACGACAGCACGAACTTCAGGTGAATCTGCGGTTCTGTGGCAGTCATTCTTTCAGGGCGATGTTGTTTTCGACGGTATGCCTGTTGTCGACTCAACGGCAGTCGATTCAGCAAATATACCTACGTCGCTCTTGCGTCCCGGTCTGGTGATGGCCAAGCTGGATGCATCTGGTAACTGGGTCGACTACGATCCTACAGCAACGGATGGATCGCAGGAAGCACGTGGTATTCTCGTGCAGGAAATCAACCTGCTCGACTATTCGACTGGTTCAGCGGCGACCCGTTTGAATGGTTCAATCGTTGTTGCTGGTAAGGCAAAAGCAAACCAGTTGATCAATCTTGATCAGCAAGCCAGACAGCAATTGAATCGACGTGGATTCATTTTTGATGACGATGCATGGTTAGGTGTTTCGTCGTTCCGCCGACGAGTTACCAAAGCAGCAGACTATACTGTTGTTGCTGCGGATCATGGTACTCTCTTCCAAGCGATTACTGGAGCAGTCAACTTCACTCTGCCAGCAATCGCATCGTCTCTTGGATTCGTTGCTGAATTCTTGAACTGTGTTGATGCCAACATGACTGTAACTTCTGCTGAAGGGGATAACATTGTCACCGACAATGACCTGTCGGCTGACTCGGTTGCGTTCTCTACCGCTTCTCACAAAATCGGTGGTCGAGTTATGGTTGAATGCGTCTATGTGGGTTCGACACTCAAATGGATCATCACAATCAAGAACGCCTCTACCAACGTGGCTACCATCGCAACGTAATATTTAACCTTCACCCAACCAAACCCAAGAAAACGGAAACAATAAATGGCCGCTTCACTTCACGAAATCCTGTCAACGAAAGTCACAACTCGGGTTGTGTCTCGCGAAGCAGGTGCGAACAAATATCTGCTTCGTCTCTTCGGTATGGAACCCGGTGGTTCCGCAGAAAGACAAGTAGGTCACCGACAGTTCGGTTACGATATCTTCAATGATACGCGAACTGTGGCTCAGGGTCGTGCTCCCGGTTCGTCTGCCGGTACGGTTCGTCGTCAAGCTGTTGGTCGCGTCGATGGTGTCTTCCCCCGCTTCTATGAAAAACTTCCTCTGCTTGCAGAAGAACTTCATAACTTGCGTGCTATCGGTGCTCCAAACAACGTCTACGATGAACGTGGTGTTCAGTACGTTCTGAAACAGCAACGATTCATGGGTCAACGAGTCGGCAATACTCGCCTTGCTATGCTTGCTGGTATGATTCGAAACTCGTTCTACGGTTTCAAGTACGGTGACGACATTTGGTACGATTTCTCGGCATCGTCCGGGTCTGGTGTTCAACAGTTCCAAGTGGACTGGAAGATGCCTTCCGCCAACATGTCTCAGGTGAACTACACGGGTGGTGGAAACCTGATCACGACATCTTGGGCAAACCCCGCAGCAGATATCCCGAAGCATCTTCGAGATATCAATGCTGCTCTCCAGTCCTCAACAGGTACGACTCTCGATCTGATCATCTGTCCCGCAGATACTTGGGGATATGTGATTTCGAACGATAACGTTCAGGCCCAAGCTGGTATCAGCAATCCGCCTTTTACTCAGTACGAACGTGCTGTTGGTACTGACAGTGAAGGTCGACCCCAGACGGTGATCGTCGGTCGAATTGCTGCTGTCCCTTGGATTCAGTGGATCATCACGAACGAAGGTGTCAAGATCGGTGCTCCCGGTTCTGAAACCTTTACTCAGTTCGTAGAGAACGGCAAGTTCTGGTATGGTCCAAACCCATCAACGAACTACTTCGAGATGCTTCTCGGATCGGAACCTGTCAACGAAGGCTACGGAAGCCCCGAGACAGTTCGATACGGGATGGCTGCTTGGACGAAGCTTGTTGACGATCCTGCTGGTCGGATGCTGTTTACGCTGGATAACGCGATTCCAGCAAACTACATCCCCGCCGCTTCCGGATATGCAACAGCCGTATTCTAAGATAGGATGACTTCGGATGAAATGAGGGAGGATTCGTCCTCCCTCTTTTTCTATGAGGGTAAAACAAAATGGCTAATACACTTCCTGCCTACTGCTCAAAGCAAGATATCTATTCAGTACTTTCTGAACAGGGTGTCAACTGGGCAGCAGATGACAATCAGACTGGATATGCAGATGATGATGAAAACACATTCATTACAGACTGCATGGAACGGGCACAGGTAAGAATCAATCAGTACATTCACACAGTTTACGTGCTGACAAGTGTACCCGGAAACACTTGGATGAAATGGTGCTGTGCTGTTCTTTCTGCCGTTCAGTTACTTCGCAGACGTGGTGGAACTGTTCCTGATAGCTTGACGATTGAAGAAAGTGAATACATTGACTTTCTCAAATCAGTTCAAATCAATGAGGCACTAGTCCCCCCAGATAGTTCTTCCGATATGATTCTTCTGAATCAGAATGCCGGAATGACGATGACAAATCTTCACCGTGATCAGAGATTCAGAGCCGCTCAAATTCGATACATCAGTCGCTTGAGCACTACACCGTTTAATTCGAAACTCCCCCGAAGTCCCGACTATACTTCCCAACTGTTCAATAACTAAAGGACATTTTTATGCCTCCTATTTCTCTTGCTCGAATGAAGCGGGTTACTACTAACTCCGCATCTCGATCTTTAGTTCAACGCGAAAGCGGATCGATTAACAACAACGTAGGAGCATCGGGAGCAATCGTCCTGACTCTGCCTGCAAGCCTCCCCGGATCGGAGTTTCACTTTGCCTGTGAAGTCGCTCAGTCTCTTACGATCGCTGTTCAGACTGGTGACACGATGGCACTTCCATCAACCGGCGTTCAGGGATCAGCAAGCAAAGGTCTGGTATCCAATACCATTACAAGTTTTGTTCATCTTACATGTGTAGTTGCTGGCAAATGGGATGTTGCTGGTTACTCGGGTACTTGGACTGCTCAACCTTAATCTGTGGTGCTTAACAGGCTCTACTCACTGAGGATACAACGATGCCAGATGGAAACACCAATACTGACCTTCCAACGATTCCAATCCTTGGACCGCTCCAGCCGTGGATTAACCTGATCCATACAGTTGGTCTTCCTTGGGTTATTATTGGCTTAACTGCCTATTACGGAATCCCATACGCGAAAGATATTGCTGCTATTGCTTATCAGGTGAAAGCCGAACAAGCAGAGACAAACAAACGTATGGGCGTTCTCGATGACCACGCTCAGAAAGCAATGCCAATGCTGGAGGAAGCAACCAAGTCAATTCCTCTACTACAGGCAATTCTTGACGAGAAGAAAAAAGGAACCGCCCAAATCCATAAAGACTTTGAAGAATTCGAAGTTCTCAAATCCAACGATAAAGTCGGCGGCAACTAGTATTCTTCTCCAGAAAGCGTAGCTGACATGATTCATTTTATGATGACTGCTGCTAAGAACAGAATTGAATCGAAAGTACTCCCGGTCCTCGGGGGTACTCTCGGTGCATCTGTTGTCGCTGGCTGTGATATTTCTGATGGTGGTCGACCTGTCCCTCAGTTTCAAGGGAAAGTACATTTCGGTATTCACGGTGCAAGGTCAGTCCCAACAGGCAATGTAGGTGGGTACTATCTTGATGAAACAACATTCTTTAACGTAACAATCTCGATGAAACTCGGAAACTCTCCTCAATACAAATGGGGGGACATCAATATTCATGGAGCAGAGCAAAGCCTTTCCTATATGGTTGAGCTAGTCAAAGCCTCACTACATGGTTATCTTGCTCTTGCAGCAGACGCAAACAGTTTGATGTCTGCTCAGTTTCCAGACGATCAAGAGCCATTCATTGTTGGTGAACCTCCATTGTTCATCGAAAGTGAAATCCCTAAAGATCGGATGGGTGACTGGTGGGGATCAACACTTGAAAGAACAAATCCAGCGGTCAAAGTATCCCAAGCAGTTGGTGTAACCCAAACACTTCGATTTCTTGGTTTGCATATGATCCGACGAATTGACCAACTAGAGGACTTACTGACATGAGCAACGAAGAAAAAGATCCACGTAAACCAGACGGTTACATCCCATCACATTTGCTGATCCCCTGTAAAAAAGGACGTGTCTTGTCTGACACTTCGGGGAAGACGATTCAATACGGTGCTGCATGTGATCCGGAAAATGTCACACTCCCAAAACGTAACGGACGGACAACCCATGTTTTAACGGGGGAGCCTCGTGCCGTCTCATGTGAAAAATGCCGTCAGACTCCCGAATTTGCGGCTATCTATGAAGAAGTCGTTGGTGAGTCATACGATAAAGAAAAATGTCCAATCCTCAATCCCCAACCCGTTGAAATTGGCGGGATGGAACTTGCAAAAGATATCAACTAACTCGGAGTCATAATGGCAACAAATTTATTCATCGCTGGTCCTTACACTGGTACGCATGGCGTATCAGGGACTCCGCTTGATATCGGGATGACAGAGGACGGTTTCAACATTCGTTTCCGTGTTGAGAAGCAAGTCATTGCCCAGTCTGCAATCTATGGTGATTGTATTCTGGATGCTGTCTACCGTGGGGGCAACTGTGCTCTTTCTTACCTCAGCATGGAATTTAACAAATCCATGTTGAACGGTTTTGCTTGGTATCAGAACGCCGTTGGTGTCGCTAACCAAGGGAAGATGGGTACGGTTGGAACGATGGACGTAGCGTCGTCCAAAGCACTCTACACGATCCTGACATCGGTATCCGGCACTACTGCTGCCTCATCCCCCGCAACACTCACAAACATTCAATCTGCTTTGATTGAAGGACATGAACTAAATTGGTCGATGACATCAAGACTCAAGACTCAGCCAATCATGGCTCGCCTCTACCCGTATACCGCAAGTTCAATTGAAGTCTGGTATGCGGTCACTTAATCTGGTATAGTCCAGTGATCATATAGCCAACCAGCATAATCTTGTTGGTTGGCTTTTTTCATATGGGGATGACATGGCTGACGAAGAACCAATTAAACCCGCTTCTGCCGAAGCAGTCCTCAGAAGACTTGCTGAACTCCGAAATGCTCGTGATGTTGCTGATCGTAATCGAGCAATCGAAAAGGCACAGACTCACGACATTGGTCCTGATGATTACGAGCGGTATCGAAATAACCGTAAGACTTCTAAAGCGGGGTCGATGCTGGATAGTTTGCAGTCGGTTATTGCAAGCTATCCTGCTCACATGCAACGCAATAAAGACACCGGCGTAAACGTCGATGTTATCATGGCTCATCTTGCTGGACGACCAACCCCTACCAAAAAAGAAATCTCTACTCCTGAACAGCACAAAGCAGAATCAAAACCGATAAGTACTACGGATGTGACACGTGAAGTACAACGTGTCTATCGAAGTGGGGCGTCTGATGGACTTGAGGATGATGTCAGATCAGAAACCACAAGCCAAAAACTCGGGGGTGACAATTCTTCTGCACAAATCCGTCCTACTACTTCTTCCCCAAAAGCGAAGCAATCACAACCATCTCTAGAAAAAGAAAGTCCACGTAAGGGAGGAGAAGACACTCAGACTGTTAAGTTTACGGACCTAGATCATCCCCGAAGTATCCACGATGAAACTGTTAAGCCTAAGCCTTACCAGTTTGCTCCTCTCAGTAGTCCAGAAGATCGGGAACGAATCAGACAGGAAGTTCATCAAGAATTTCATGGGCGTGATCGGTCTGAAGATCGACCACAATCAGGACATATGCATTCTCAGATTGTAGGTGAGGCACTTAAACAAACATGGAAAACATTTAGTCCAAAATCCTACACCCGCGTTTCTCAAGCTGCTGATGTTGCTGGATATGTTCGTGACATTGCTGAATCGGGGATGGTAGGCGAGAAAGCACAGACAATTGCAAGGTCGGTTACAAGTCGAATGGGAGGTGGATTCGGTGGTGGTGGGTTAGGTGGTATTGGCGGTGGGGCAGCAGCAGGTGGTGAAGGTGGTGCTATGGCAGGAGGTCTTGCTAGAAGTGCTGCTACTGCTGGTACTGCTTTGCTGCCTATCGCTTTACCATTACTTGCTGTTGCGGCTGTTGCTGCTGTTGGTAAAGTTATGCTCGACGCAAATAAAGCATCGTTTAACCGGCAATCCCCATTTGCTGATGGTAATGGACCAGAATTTACAACAATAACCCGTAATCGAGAAATGATCATGAATAATTCTCGGTTTAGAAGATTGATCGATACAGAAAGCGGTGGAAGCGTATCTCTTGATCACTTAATGGCAGAAAGAACGAAGACAGATATCGGGGTAGCAATTAGCTCTGAAAGACGGACAGGTGCATGGGACCGATTTGTAATGAGGACAACCAGTCCTCTTTACGACTTTACATCAGGAGTTCAGCATGGAGTTAATAAATGGTTTGAGGGTACGTTCGATAGCATGAACCGTGCTTTCAATGACCACTTCATTCCTGAAGCAAGTAGAGACATTGCTAACATCGTGGGGAGTTTGCCTAAGCCCATTGCGGACTTTCTATTTGATATCCGAAAAGCAGTTGTTGACATGGCAAACGCTGCTAAAGAAACTGCCGAGAAAGAAGCACGAGCACATAGGGACGCTTCGAGAAACCTCGATAGTGTATTCTACTCGACTCCTGATACGAAAAAGATTACCGGAAGAAAACTGTCAGTTCCTCCCCGTCCTCATCAGAAGAAGAAAAAATAATGACAGTTCCATTCGGATCAAACTACAATCTAAACGGATCAATTACATATAACGGATGGACGTTTACTGGTCCTCGCGTTATGTGGAAGATTCACGGTGTTCCTGAAAAATCAGGTGACGGCAGAACTACGCTTTGTAACCGATACATTCTTACACTTCGTGCAATCGTTACAGATGATCCAAACGGGCTAGCTGCTCATGTTGGTGTTTCATCAAGCCAAGATAGTTCTACATACAGTACCAACCTCCAAACAGCAACATTCAAAGCTAGAGGCAACCTTCAAAAAATCCGTGCTTTACTCAGTAAAAACGGTGGAGCACTTGATATCAATGGGATGGGGTGGGATATCCATCTGAATAAAGGTACTACCGATTCGATGTTTGATGTTCGTTGGGGGCCGACGACGAAATCTCTCAGTATTGAACCGATCGGTAACGGTGTAGTTTTTCAGGTAGACTGGGTTCTCGAATTCAGTATCCCAGAATGTTACAACAATCGATCAGGAGATTCTGGTCATACTCAAGGGACTGGAAACTCTGAAGATGTTTCATATTTGGGATTCCCCTATAAAGTCAGTGGTCTTGCGAGAATGGGGATCATTGAAAGTCTTGTATTTGAGGTTCACTATGATATTGATAGTGCTGGTCTAACTGAACGTCATGTTTCCGGATATATCACAGTTGCTTTCAATCGGTCAATTACAATTGGGGGTAGTATTGACCCTTCTGACGTCAACGCAACATGTGATGCAGTGCGGGAAGCGATTAGTCCCGCTATCCCTGATAAATTTAAACGTATGGGTTCACATTGGAGACTATCTTCCGACCGTACACGCTTAACATTTATGATTGTTGATAAAGAACTACCCGGAAGAAATGCGTATCCCCCCGGTGTTCTTGATATGTACATGACTCATCGTGTCATATCTGCAAGTACAAACCTTGCTACCAATGCACCACCAACAATTTCAAACCGATTTACAGGGTATTTCGAAGTCGAAAAGACTGCTCCAATCGGATTAGCATTTGATAAAATTGTTCTGATCATTCAACAACGTATCAATGCACAGACGACAGATGCTCAGAAGCAACTAGTTGTTGTTAATGTTATCGATCTTGAAGAGACAATTTATGGTCCACGTCGATTACAGTTTATGATTTCATACGAAATCATCGGACTTTCTCAAGCTGCTCTGCTGTCTGATTTGATTGCTCGGACAGCATTATTCACTGATGTCAACGTTGACGGATTAACGTTTGAAGCGTGGAGAGACAGTATGATTGATAGTAAGGGGACAACGACTCTCCACGATGGAACAGTCGTTCCTATTGGTCCTTGGTCACAGAGAGGTATTGCTGGTCTATCATTCAGTCCACAAGAAGATACCATTGTTGGTCCTTGTGATGGTCCATTCGGTTCTCTCACTATGGATTATCAACCCGGATACTACATCCAAAACTACGGTGGATCAATTAGAGCAAGATGTCCTGTCGATCCATACAATTACGAAGTGTACGACTCAGAAATTTGGATTGAGAATGAAGCGGGGGGTGTTACTCATTATCCAATGACATCTTCTGACATTGGAGAAGCCGACTTTGAGGATGTTGAAACTAATGACGGAGAATCAGCAACTCTGATCGGTGACTACCGTAAACCGCCATCAGAAGATGTCTCGTCTAGAACACAATACCTCACAGCAGGATCGATAGTTACACTTCATTTTAAAGGGGCAGGAATCCGACTCAATAATCATGTTGAGATTCCCAAGATCATTACCGAAAAGTTCACAACGAAACTTAAAGGGAAACGGATCAGCCTCAAAAAAAATCTCATCAAGAGAAAACAAGCGGGTAGCTTAGGTCCGTGTGCTAGACTCGCAGCAATGTGGGATATCGAGTATGATATTTCGGGTATCTCTGATCCGTCAGATATTGCTGACTTGATTGGGGCATTACGTGTATCACTCGTATCAACAGTCGCCGATCCCGGTGATGGGACATCTGATCCTGTTAAGGGGGGTGGCAGTCCGGGTGATGAAGATGGTCCATCAGACGCTTAGAAGAAAGAAGACAAATGCCGAAGGAAATAACTGTAAGTACAATGTTTGCTGAGTATGACGGGCTGATTAACATCACATTCAAGGATGAATCCTCTCCAGAACAAAAAGAAAAACGGATCGAAAACATCCCAATTGCTGAAGAGTTCAAGGGGATGAATTCTCAACTCAATGCTGATGAGCAAGAAGGAACTGCTTTCCTTAACGGTATCCGTCGTTACATCCAAGCAAGGCACGGCGTTACAGTCTCAACGGAATCTGCTCTGAAGTATTACACTCAATTAAACAATTTGATTGAGGAGACCCAAAAACTTTTTTACCCTACGCAAGATGTACCCGATTCTATGGGCAAGACTTCAGAGACTTCCCAGTTCGAATCGTCGACATCCTTGCCGGACTCATCGGAAAAGTAAGAGCAGAAGAAGATATTGAAGACGTGTCTAACAAAACGATTGATCCGGTCTACCGCAAAGCAGGGTTACTTGAAATAATAACCGGCGATAAAGAACTCGCAGAAAGTTACTTACAGAGTCACCTAGCAGACAGACAGCTAAACCAACAGCTTAATCAGGGTATTCCCCAATGACAGTAGCCGATATCAGTCCTCAAGACATGTTCCAAGTAAGGTCTGCTGCTTATCGTCCCCCGATGGGCTACAGACCTACATTTCTTCAGCAAGGTCTTCCTCCATTCACTCTACAAACAGTAGAGTGGATGAAGAGAGACTGCCAAATCAAGCTTGGGATGTCAATCAAGACTGCTCCCTATCAGCGTACCAAGTGTACCTTGAAGGGTGATCCTGAAGTCGTTGAGTACATGGGAAACCAGATTCGTAGAGTCTGGATGCGTGCCCTTCCTAAGATTCAATATGCATTATGGTATACTACCTGTTGTGGGGAAATTGGATACCGAATAAACGATCAACACGGTTACCCAGAATTCTGGTCATTTACAGATTTCTATCCTACTGACTGTTCAATCCTGTCTCGTAGAGGGATACCTATCGGTATCTCTGTCAAGGATTGTTCATGGTCTGGGGGAATCTCTAGTCAACAAGTTGGTACTTCATCTGCTGACAACGCAATCAATATGCAGAAACAATACCTCTATTTCCCGAAGGGGTTTCTGTACATCCACAAAAGAGAGTTCAACTCTCTTTATGGTCAATCAGAGTTCGAAGCTTCTTACGATCCTTGGCTAGAAAAAAATGACTGGCAAGGTGCAAAGCATGCCCGCAAACTCTGGTTCTTCAAGAACGCATTCAATGGTGGTATCCTTTTCCATCCTCCCGGAAGTTACCGAACTGAATCCGGTGACTTGATCCCTTACGAATCGATTGCACGTCAAGCAATCGAAACTGCTTCAAATGGTGCTGTCTGGACGTTCGAATCCAAGTTCGATGAGAAGAACAACCCGGAATGGAATCTGGTTGAACCAAAGGTCAATCCCGGTGGTGCTGAACTTGTCGGTTACGTCAATCAGCTTGATATCGAAATGCTTCGAGGACTTGGTATCCCTGATGATGTGATACAACAGGCAACAGGTAACGGGGGGAGTGCTGGTTCCTTCTCCGGCAGAACAATTCCTTTGATGGCTTTCTTTATCTCTCAGGAAGCCGCATTAGATAACATGTTCAACGTTATTGACGAACAAATCCTCAGACCACTCTGTAAAACTCGTTTCGGACATGATCACTACGAAGCCTCAATGGACGTTGATATCGACCGATTGATGGGTGTCATGAATGCTGGTGAAGTCGGTGACGCTGGACAAGCTAACAGCAGTGAAGATGATAACGATCAGATGAAAGCTGCTGGTAAACAGCTTGAACCTCAAGCAAAGCAAATGTCGACCGGGAACGTTCAGGTAGATAACGTCAACTCCGCACTGACTGACTCTTACAATGACGCTCCCCCTCAATGCCGAGTCATCACTAAGACGATCGGCATGAGAGGTACCGTCTATCTGACCGGAAAGAACTTTGATGCTGTTCAGATGTCGGACAGTGCCCCAACTTTAAGTAGACCAAAAGTTCATCCTCTGATTCATCATTTCACGAAGCACATTCGTAGTGTCATCCGTAAAGAAGTCGAATACCAGAAGCAACGGGTTAGGCGTATTCGAGGTACAAATGAGTACGGGCAGAAAGTGCCTAAGCAGATGTCACATGATGTATCAAATGAACCTCGCGATGAAGAGGGCAAATGGACTGTGGAATGGACAGCCGAGAAGTTCAAAGCAACTGCACAAAAACATTCAGATGCTCTTAAAAAATATGAAGTGTTTTCTGGTGCGTATATAAAACTACAAAACAAATCAATTACTATTAAAGAAGCCCTTAATTTAGTGGGTGAGTATGTTGAGGGAGAAAATGCTAAAACGAAAAAGCACATACAAGAGTTAGTCGATTCAGCTAAAGCTGAACTGTCAGACGCAACTGAAGAGATGAGCAAAGCGAACGCATGGGCTAAGTCTATTCCTAAGCAGATGTCGACTGAAGATATTCAGATGTCTCATGATCGTGTCCAATCAGGAGCAACACATACCAACAAGTCCGGTAAGGTCAGTAAGGGTGGTCAGTTTACAGATGGTGATGGAACCAATGCTGCCAGTTCGATGGGAAGTATGGTTCGAGCGACATTGAAGAAGCCTGTTAAGAAAACATCGAAGAAGAAACCTACTTCCGAGAAAAAACCAGAAAGTAAAACTAAAGAAAAATCAGAAAAGAAACCCGAGAAAGAATCAGAACATCCAAGAGGTAAAGACGGAAAATGGGTTAAGTCAATAACAGCAGACGATGTAGGAAAACTGCTGGAAGATCAACATAACCATAAAATAGCTAGACAAACCGTTGTTGATGAAATCAACGAAAACAAAAGTCTTACCAAAAAAGAAATTCAACAACGTATTAAGGAGTCCACCCATTACCGACACGAGAAGGAATTCCTACAAGATAGATTTGTTAAAAGCAAAACATTCCATCTGATGGACATTCCTATAGATTCAGTGTTCCCGCTAGGCAAAGTACAAGAAGGGGCTGAGTCTCATTCTGATGGTCCTATCATTGTCGATATCAATCCCGGTGGAATGGGAAGACTGCACAGTGCATTTGGTGCTCCTCCTGATCATATAATCCTTGACGGAAAACATAGACATGCAGCAGCTTTAGCTAAGGGTCAAAAAACGATTAAGGCTTATGTGGGGGATAAAGCTGTTGATAGCTTAAAAACCAAACAAATGTCTGCCGATGATGTTGAGCAGATGTCTCATGAACGAGTTCAGGGTGGTGCAACTCATACCAACAAGTCCGGTAAGGTCAGTAAGGGCGGTCAGTTCACGGACGGTAAAGGGACCATCAATGCCGGATCAATGGCAGATATGGTCAAGAAGACTTTAGAGAGTAACAAGAAGTCTAAGAAGTCAGCCCCTAAGAAAAAGGAAGCTGAACCGAAGAAACCAGAAAAGAAGATCAGGGAAGAAAAGTCAAAAGAAGAGAAACCAAAAGAGGAAAAAGAAACACCAAAGGAAAAGAAGTCGTCAGCTTCTAGCAGCATGACCAGACCTGCTAAACGAGAAGAGTCTGATGTCCCAAAGTCTACCGAAAAGAAACCGGGGGATGTCGCTAACAAGTTGTTCCATGATCACGTTGAAGTCGCTCCTGTTGATATGCATAAAATCGAGCGGTATAAAAAGGCATGGAATAATGTATTTGAACAGATGCCCGATGCCGTTAAAGAATGCCTTGATAAAAATCTAGGTAGCTGTGAATTCTTCCCGAGTGTACGGGATTTAACACATGCATGTCATAGGCGTCACCCTCAGTTTAGAAGAGTCAGTAGCATTGCTGGATGGGCAAGTGCTCCGCTTGAAGGTGTACGTAAAGGATCACTGCATCTTGATGGTGATGGGAGCGATTGCACAACGGAAGCAATTTATGCTCATGAAATCGGACATGTCATCGATCCATTTTCCCAGACAAAAGATGACCCAGTACTGAAGAGAATCAGTCATCGTAAAGAATGGCAAACAGCATGGAAAGAAGAACTGGAAAATGATTCTCTAACCGTTTACGCCGCCTCAAGTGCTCAGGAAGGATTCGCTGAATTCGCTAGAGCAGTACTGTGGGACTCGAAGGGTAAGGATGGCAGAGCGGCATTGCGTCGGCAGTTCCCGAAATGCTATAAAGTATTTGAAGACATTGGGTACACTCATAAGGATGACTAGCGATGACTTTCATTAAAGAGATTTTCAAAAAAGTTGACAGTGAAGTTGAAGGTGTTGATATCGATGTCCTTTTGGTTGATGAACCAGACGAGGATGATCAGGATGATACCGAAGAAGATGACGAGTAACCCATAGCCGAATTTGCGGCTCTATTCTCCTCCAGAAGCCGTAGGCTTATATGACTGATTCCCTCAATCAATTCGGATCGTACAACGACTTACCGATTTATTCAGCCGCCCAAACAATCCAGAACTGTCTAGACCATGATCTAGATGAGTCTGGATTCATTGGTTTGGCAAACGTATTCAGTGTTGGTCTTGGATCAACCCCCGGATACGGTCATTTGTTAATGGTTAAAGAAGATGTCGATACGCTGACAGAAGGGGACCAATACAATCTTCAAATCGGTGTTGATAATGAGGTCGATGGAATCCCTCAGTATATCGATATGCCAAGTATTGTATTCGTTAAAGCAATTCGTGTGTTTGCTGGTGATGAAGACGATGACAATTCTTTAATGCTTGTTGAAATTGCTGATAAACGAGTACTGATGAAATCTCAAATAGATTTCCAGTATAATGTAAGGCCCGTCAATGAAGACTCAGCTTATTTTCCCGGTACACAGAAACATGACGGAGCATCTTGCCGTGCTTTCACTCGTACTGAAATTCTTACAGACATATGGGCACATTTTGATCCTGATCTTGTTGGTGCTGCTCCTCATGACGGAGATTTGTTTGATGGTTATGATGAAGTTGCCGAAAGGCTTCAATATAATAACGTATCTGCTCTAGATGCTTATTGTGATACCCTTCAACGTTTTGGGATGAATCTAGCTTACGATCCCATAGTCGATACATTCTCAGTCGTTCGTCCTGATATTCCCGATGTTGTTTATGAGGGGATCGAAGCCGATTGCCGTCCAGCAATGCTGATGACTGACGGTACAGTATTCAATGATCACATTGACATACCAGAAAAAGTGATCGTTTGTTTCACAACCGTCTACACTTCTGATACCCAAGACTTGCATATTCGCCCGTTTTACACAAAAGAGTTTTCTTATTCAGATTATCTGACATCAATTTCAAGTAGCAGTTCTGTATTTGGTCCGTTTGAACCAGTACCGGGATTAGTAAAATACATCTGGGGTGATATTGATGCACAATATGCAGCAATCACAGATGAAGCCTGTCCAACAACAAGTTCAAGCTCAAGCTCCAGTTCAAGTATAAATCCAGAAGAAGACCTTGTTTCTGACCCTTCTCCGTCTAATAAGTCTACTTTAGACACACGGGCTGAAGTTCTCGCTACAATATTCTACAAATACGTAGTGCAGTCTATTTCGACTGAAAAAGTATACGAAGGATGTCTGCCTCTTTATTCATGTACCAATGCCCATACGATCACTTGGTATGATACAGGAAGTGGGTGGCAAACCCGTATCGAATGGTCAAGGGATGAAGACTTCTTTCTCGATCCTCAAGAATTAAAAGTCCGAGACTGGCCTGCCGGATCATCTACCACAAGCGGGGGTGGTGGATCATCTACTGGGTGTGGATGTTGTGATTGCTTCAACTGTCTAAGTCCTAGACAAGCTACTGTTGGCGGTTGTGCTTCTGCTCCAAAAGGTGCTTCCTATTCTTACATCATTGATTTAGGTGAATGGGCATCGTTTCCACGTTTTACAGATAGCGGACTGATATCTCTAACCTACGGTATGAGGACAGACATTTGTCTTTATGCTTCATCAAGTAGTAGTTCTAGTTCCAGTTCAAGTGCTGCCCCTACTCCAAGCGGATGTTACTGGTCATCTTGCATTATTGAAATTTGTGAAACAGATGAAGTTGGCAGTTCTTCATCGAGTAGTAGTAGTTCTAGTTCATCCAGTTCATCATCTATTAAGTGCGGTTTCTACCAATGGGTTGGACAGATTTATACAGACGCAAATGGAAATCCTGCATGGGATAGCTGCCCAGTTCTCGTATCAGGGGATGATTGGCTCGAAATAGCGGAGCTAATCTAAATGCGAATCGAAAGTCTTGGGCGGTTCAATCCTCTCTGTGAATCAAAGCTTGTTATTACAAATCGTGAATCACTCCAACGGGTTGTTACTGGATGGAGTTGTAAACCTTGTGTTACACCAGAAGAAACCGAATGCGGATGTTGTGACAATAATTTTAAGTTTAATTTGCCGTCAATGACTCATGTGTTCACGTCCGGCATGACTACCTACACTGTAGTAACAGGGGCAGTCAATAATGTGATGATGCGGTACTACAATGATGCGGGACAACCGGGAACTGCGGATTTGTGTGGTTGGGCATCTGAGAATTTGGATACAGATGAAATAACCCCAACAACAATTGATGGGTTAGGATTACCGGGTTATGATATTCGTGGCTATGCTAATGGAGTTGTTGAATGGAATCGTGTCGGAACGACACCTTACTCAATGACGTATGCGAATGATATACTTGCCTACCCGCCAACATATTTTGGAATGAATACTGTTTTGACTGTGATGATCGAGGCGAGATCAGTATCAACAGGAGTTCTTGTTGCCTTTGCAACATATCTGAAAACTCCAGACAAAATGATTTGCGGATCAAATGAATTCACATTCGATTCAAATGGGGGATCATCAGGGTTTGTATCGACAACGACTTGGCCAGACAAAATTATCATATCAGGTTCTCCGTGGGATAACCAATGGCGATCGTCTCATTACAGTTATCAATGCCACCATTAGAATTAAATCATGAGAATCGTATCAGATGGTAATTTTGATCCGCTATGTTCCAGTCCTATGGTTGTTGCAAATGCAGAGACAATGCAACCCCGCCCAATTTTATACCGACAAGTTATTGTTGACAGCTTAGACAACGGAAAAATGAGGTGTGAACCGTGTATAAGGGCAGGTCATAACCCCGCTAATTACGTATGCGTTTGTGGTTGCTTCCAAGTCGATCTTCCGCAGCTTTATACTGGTACAGGTGGGTTTACTGAATTTGGATTTGATACAGGATACACTACAATATGCAGTCAATTGAAAGCATTAACTACCCCGAAAACAATTACTCTAACATCAGACACAATACCAAACACAGATAGACTTATATTAGGATACGTTCCTAGTGGGCTTGTTCAATGTACTCAGAATATAAATGACATTGGATGTCTGTGGGGGGCGGGGGATGATCATCTGAGTTCATCTTCTGCATTTGGAGGATCGACTTACTATGAAGCGTATTACCTCTGGTCACATATGGTACCCGATAGAGGCGGAAAGATTGGTGCTGCATTTTTTATTGCGTTTGAACGTCCGAAAGTAACTGGGTTTGGCGGTCTGGTTTACGAAATATTTGCGGTTTATACATGTCCTGATTTTTCGGCATCTGGAGGACTGTTTACCTACAGTGCTGCTTCATCCTCTACTATGTGCGGGGTAATCGGTGGTACTGCTGGTGGTATCAGTGGTGGTTGCAGTGGTGACCCAAACAATTGCAATCTGCCGTCAGAACTAAGTATTAGAGGAGTCCCGTGTCCATCATGAGAATCCAATCAGAACAAAAAGGATTTTCTCCTCTCTGTGACTCTTCTCTTACAGTAGCTAGCGGAGCGTCCGTTCTATATAGAAGTAGGTTGAAGTGTAAACCTTGTATCAGTGTCGGACCTGTCGACTCGTGCTGCTGTAACTGTTTTGAAGTAGATTGGTCGGGGGCATCGTTAGCTCAAGTAGACTGTGATATCGTCTCTATTGCTGATCAGACTATTGAACTTTTATCAGGTACTGTATGCAAGCAAAAACAGATTGTTGATCCAATCTGTCAATGGGATTACACAGGTACCGACTCTGATGTAGAAGCAACACTCAAAATCGTTTCTATTTCCAGTTCCTCCAGCATTATACTTGGGGACAGTCAAGTAGAACTAATTCTGAAGTTCTGGAATCCAAGTCATACTTCATCAATTACAGTCACATATGTTCCTAATGATTTACTGTGCTACGGGGAAAACGAATTTTTGCTTTGGGACCAAACAGCAGACGGAGACTGTGTTTCAACTGATCCAGAATTGGTTATCTCCTCTAATATCATCGTCCGTGGTCGATCATGCAGTTCAAGTTCATCTTCATCGAGTAGCAGTTCGTCTTCATCTTCATCGAGTAGTAGTTCTAGTTCATCCAGTTCATCCAGTTCATCTTCGTCATCAAGTTCCAGTTCATCGAGCAGTTCAGGGGCATGTACTGGTAACTGTAATTACGTCGCTATAGATCGTGTTGGTGGAGATCAGTCACCATTATGTACTGGTTGTGACGCTGGACGAATTGGGAATATTGTTTGGACCTACGCAAGCAATAACTGCGACCCACCCGGATGTATGAGTTGTATTACAAACGACGATGAATTAAGTGAGGTTGATCCTACCTGCGACTTTTATTGTGTACACGGGTACCCTACAATTGATGGGGAGAATCTTCATGTTGCTTGCAGTCTGTCTTAGAGGTATATCGTGGTCTGTATTCATCTAGGAAAAATTGAATTTATCCGTGATATGGGGGCAGGTACTGATCCTCATATTACAGTTCTAAAGTGCGAACATCCTGAAATCAGTGTTCCTTACTGTGTAGAAACACAAGCCGAGAAAAATATAGCTATTGGCAGCAGTTACAATGTCTGTGAGGGGTGCCCACTACGAAAAGAACATAGTGTTATTGAAATGCAAGACAAGTCAAACTTCTGCTATTTCACGGGAACCAACCGAGCGGCAGATATTCCCCTAATCCATATGCTGTTAAAATCTGCTAGAGATTCAGGGGTATCGGAAGACTTTCACCTTTTTTCTCCTTGGAAAGTAAAAGGATTTGAATTTCATGAGATTCCAAAAAATACTCCTTGGAGAAATCATCTCGCAAAACTCGACTTCCTCAGGAAACTAGAAAATACAACATATGACTATTGCGTTTGGCTAGATGCCGATAACTATTTTGTTCGTCATCCCGGTAATCTCAAAAACTTAATCCGAGATAACCCGTGCTGGATTTCAATGGAAGGAGAATTGACATCGCCTAAAGTCAGATGGCCAGACTGGTGGACAATGAAATTTCCTCAAGTACTTGACATCATGAAATCCCTCGGATGCTCTGGAAAAAAAATCTGGTCAACAAATGGGGGGATGTGGATCGTCAGACGGACAGACATCAAACTGATTGCCGATCTTGTTGAAGGCATTGCGAACAAGATGAAAGCTACACACCCTATGGTTTCTGACGAACCTCCATTAGCTGTTGTCGGCCAGACTCTTGTACCAAACTACGAATTGAATACAGTACAAAACCTCAGTGATGTATGGGCATGTGACTGGGTAGGAAATTTCAAGGATAAACTACCGGATGGTAAACCGTGGAAATACGAAGATTGGATGACCGCTGAACAGTCGATGATCAATCCTGCTATCGTCCATTCAATGCGAGGAAAAGATACCGTCAGACGTTTCATCAATAAAGAAACGCAATCAAAAATAAAAGTCACTGTTCAAGCTGTTAAGGAAACTAATTCTGCTACGCTCTTGGATGAGAAAGCATGCAAACACCGTAGAGGGGTTGCGTCAACCGATAAGAAATCCGGTATTCAGATTTACCGATGTCCACATAAAAGACTCTGTGTCCAAACTGATGAAGAGAAAAACAATCTCGGCAATAGATTTGTCCAATCTTGCGGCTCGTGTGATCTGCTTGAATTGAATCCTCCTACCATTCTCCCCCAAAAGGCGAAGCCTCTATCAATGATAGAACGTGCTAAATCATTTGCTTCAACAATGGTCAATACTGCTGTTCAGGGTAAACTCGCTCCTCAATCTGTCATTGACGAGAGGTTTAAAATCTGCGAACAATGTTCTCACTTAATTGACGGTGGATGTGATTTGTGCGGATGCAATGTAACTCGAAAACAAAACCTATTAAACAAACTGGCAAATATATCCTCCCGCTGTCCTGATAACCCTCCACGTTGGAATAAGGCCGAATAATGACAACGACCGTCAATGCTGACTTCAATACATTGCTTCACGCTACTTGTACACGTGGGTTAAGCACAAACGGATTAGCTGATCCACAGTTTGTCTATGACCTCAAGTCGATCGCACCAAAGCTCACACTAAACGCAACGTCAACTCCCGCTGTTACTCAAATTTGGGGAGGGGATATTGCTCTTATTGCTGGTGCCAAAACACTGGACCTGACGGCATTGACTGCAACGAATCAGCCTACGCTCGATATGACTGGATTGCATTTGAGAGCAGCATTATTCGTCTCCGACTCTGCAAACGCGAATTCGATCCAGATCGCTACTGGAGCATCGAACGGATATACGCTCGGAACGATCATTTTGCCAACCGCTAAAGATCGATCAATGATTGTCCGTTATGGATCGATTGCCGTAGATAGTTCTCACAAAACACTCGACATGTCTGGGACACTGGTTCAGATCATGTCAATGATACTCCTATTTGGTTAAAAATGGATTCCTTCCTCCCTTCCTCCGCGTCTCCCGCCATCCAACAGGCTAGGATGACCGTTTGTACGTCCTGCGACCGCAAAGCCTCTAATGGTGTCTGCATCGCTTGTAATTGCGTCCTTGCTTTAAAGGTTCGGATGATCGAAAATGATTGTCCGTTAGGTCTCTGGTTCCGTGCCAATTTATCAGGAGAAGAGTTCAATGAAGAGTGGTTGTCAACGTCCGAAACCGAAACCACGTCCTAGAGGTGGTCGAGGCCGGTAGAAATTTCACTTTTAATAAAAAACGAAAAAACCGGATATGACATATAAATCATATCCGGTTTCTGTTTTAGCGGTCTAATCAGTGCCGCATTTCACCTCTCAGTTTGGATTCCTTGTAAAACTGGTATCTGAGTTTGGTGCTGGTGTATCCCATTTCAGATGCTTCTGATACTGCAATCCATGCTGGTCGTTCGTCTGGTCGTCCATCGTCACCACATCTAAGACGTAAGATTGATAGACAGATTAACCGGGAGCCTAGATTGCCGTAAATGTAACAATTCAATTGACTATCCTTTCAAATGAAACACACAACTTGACTCAGACTACTCGTCAGAGTCGTCATCCATATCGTCATCAGAATCGACGTCGACATCATCAAGCAACGTTTTAGGCTTCTTCACAGCTTTCTTGGTTGCTTTCTTGACGGTCTTCTTCACCGCTTTCTTGGTTGCTTTCTTGACGGTCTTCTTCGGCTTTTCTTCGGCTTCCTCGTCGTCATCATCTTCTGGCGATTCGACAACTGTGTCTAATCCTCCAAGACGTGGTTGTGCCTCATCCTTGCCGATCGTCAGAATCTTTCCATCCGCTTCTTTCTGATCGATGAACAGCGTAAATGCTTTCACCAGCAGATTCAGGATTTCGTCACGATCACGAGTCTTTCCGGAAGCAATCTGTTTCTGGAACGCATTCTTGAGTGCAAGGATAGGGTCTCCCGCTTCCAGACCTGCACCACTACCATAACTCGCAACAAAGTCTTCGGCAACTTGCATGCAACTGGTATCAACATCACCTGTTGCATCGTAGTCGTCTCGATCCGTTCCACTGGTTGCTGCCAGATACATAACTGCTGCCATGTACGATCGGGTAACAGTCGAGCAGATTGACTTGATTTGCCGGTCGTCTTCTTCATAGACGTAGGCGACACAGTCGACAATCTTCGGATGCTTTTCGAGGAAATCCAACATTTCCGACTTCGGGAAGTGTGGAGCATCACTGACATCCTTGCCACCGACTCGTAACCAAACTGTGCGGATCGCTGTAGCCAAGTCACGAGCAAGCTTTTTCTTGTCGGCCAGATTGAATTGCTCGGTCTTATCCGAGTTCACATACTTATCGAAGATACCACGTCGAAACAGCACGTCACCATGAGCACGGGGAGCACCTTGATCGGTCGAGTCTGAATCCTTCGGATCAATACCTGTCGCAATTAAAGCCTTAATGTAAACCTCGCCTTTCCACTGAGGGTACTTTTCGGGATTCAGCTTCCGAAGCTTTTCTGCTCGAATCAGTCCATATGCTCTATGTTGAGCACTGACGGTGTTCCCGTTCTTGTCGAAAACCATCGATTCGCCATTGTAAGGCCATTTCTTACGTAGCATATCACTGGCATATCGTTCACCGAGCACCTTTTTAAACGGTCGATTTGTTGTGTTCCTTTTGGTCGATCCGTCCATCATTGACATTTTGCGAAGCCATTCGTCTGCATCGTCGACGCCAAGCAATATGAGCATGTCACGAGCGTAAAGCTTGTCAATCAATACTGCCGCTTCTTCCTTGAAATTGATTTGGTCCATAATGGTAGAGGTTTTAGACATCGTAGCACTTTCCTAGAGAGTCTTCTGAGATGGGAGGTGTTCGACGTTGAACACCTCAGAGTCTTCATCGTTCACATTACCAATCGACGTGAAGCAATTCAATCAGTCTGATTCTGAATTCGTGATTTTTTTGAAAAATGTCGTTCCTTTCTGTTTCTGTCGTTCTTTCTGATACCGTTGTCTCCTCTGCATTCTCTTTCGCTCCTGAGCGTCGATTTCTGCCTGTCTCGCCTCCGCAATCGACATTGATGCCACATGAGGAGAATACAGGTCTCTTGACATCATTCCAGACGGTACACAAGCAGTCGACACGATTCTGACCATTGAACTAATTCCTTTCGTTTCAATTAAAATCATTTCTGAGCAATTGACTGAACGTATTTTTTAGCCTGATTTAGACTAGGCTTGCTGACTGCTGAATCGTACTTTTCTGTTTCGCAGAACCGCTGACCGTTTTTGTATATCCAAAAAATCCGTTTACCAAATAAGGGGCCGCGTATTTTCCAAACACCATCTAGAGACACGTAGCCATCAAGTGCTTTCTTCCATACGATTTCATGAATCATCGGTCACCTCCCAAACCGTTCACGCCATGAATCAGCCATCTTTATTCGTTGACTTTCGTCAATATGCATTTCTGACTCCCATTCATATCCATATGCTGTGTCCAAACAGACCGCTTCCATTCGTCCTTTGAAAATAATCTGCCACACACCGGGTTCACCTTTTGGGATAGAAAACAGTTCTTTGATTTGGTCACATTTGTACGATTCACAAATATGATCATTTGCCCAATTTTCAACAGTTCTACAGTCCATAATGTCAGGTTCAAGCTCATAAGAGAACGTTACAACTGATTCGACATCATTATCGACGAGGAAAATCCTCGCCATGAATTCACCAGACATAGTTACCTCTCAAAACGGGGTTAGTATTTCTCTTCCAGAAGCGAAGCTTACTTTTTGATTTCTGGTTTTGGCTGTGGGTACTTCGTGGTAGCTTGCTTGTATGCCTCAGCCGTTTCGTTGTACTCTTTGATCCGTTGACTTCCAGAGTAGTTCAACTTTCCGGCTCCCGGTGTCGTCATTGCACATGGCATAATCATACCGATCGAACCAGAAGCATGGTGAACCATAACGGGGTCAGTGATTTCATTGTGCTTATCTGGTGCCGGAATGATCAGAGTGATTGTCTTCCGTTCTTCATCAACTCCAATTCCCATTGACTGAGCAAGATTAAGAAGTAACTGCGGGTCAATTGCCAGTGTTATCGAATCATCGGGAGCAATTCCAATGATGTCATGCGTCCTCGGAAACATTCCTTCCTGTAATGGTTTTGATGTCGTCGACACCGATCCTTTTGTAACCGCTCGCCGTTCCCATGTCTTGTCGTCTGATGTCACAGTCGGATAATCTTCTGGATTAGTGCATTTCATTTCTCCCGGTTTATTCGGCACTAGAGAAACTGGAACAATACAAGTTTCGTCTACAGTTCCTTCCTGTCTAACAATCGATAGGACTCGTGTATCCGTTGTTGTGCAGAACACTTTCCCATCTTTATCGGGAGTCACTTTGACCGCTCCTAAAGCGTATCGTGTGGACTCTGTATCTGCTGACTTGTGGAGTGGAAGAGTGAACTTGATTGATTTGGTAGGCTTCATTGGAATTCCGTTCTATAGATCAGAGGGAAATGAGGCGGGAGGTACATTCTCCCGCCTGTTGTCGACTTGCTTACTTGCTAGGCGTCTTGATGTAGACCAGTTTGCGGATTGCACGAGTAATAGCGATATACTTGATGTTCATTTCTTGCTCCATCTGCCATTCGGTTTTTGCCATCTTGTGAGGCATCAACTCAGGATGGAGCAGATACACCGTATTCGCTTCCAGACCTTTAGCTTTGTGGACAGACGAGAAGAGAACGCCTTCACCAGAATCGGAGAACACGGTCTGAATCTTGTTTGTCAGACCTTGTACGGATTCCGAATTGTCAATGAACGTCATGATGCAATCGAACTTGTCATTCAACGCGATCAATGCGGCTTCACTGACAAACTTTTTCTTGAGCAACTTAGCTTCCTCTTTTTCCTTCCATGCTTCCAGCTTGTCTACCAGTTCGTCCAAGTCTTTCGCCTTGAATTTGTTGATTTGATCAACCAAGCCTTTACCGATGTCACGTCCCTGAATTCGTGCTTTCCGTTCTTGCTTGAGCAGACGGAAGCAATAGGACACAAGTGGAGCATTAACGCGACACAGGACCATATCGGCATCATTAACGACACTCAGAAAATCCTGATCGTCAATCGAGGTGACTTCTCCATCGCAGTTCGTTTCATGAGCCTCAAACGTCGGAACAAACGTCTTAGCGGCGTCAACGATTGCTTTCCCACAACGACGAGTAACTGACAACGGAAGTTCCACAACACCTCTCGGGGTCGCTTCAAGACGTTTCTTCATGTTGTCTACGGATTGACAATCAGCACCAGCGAAAGCATAAATTGCTTGCTTACGATCCGCAACCAACACAACACGATCAGCCATTCGGCAAGCTAGCTCTTGCTGGCATTTGTTCAAATCCTGTCCTTCATCGACCATGATCAAATCGGCTTTGTCGATTGCAATGTCGAGGACGATCGGTAACCAAATCATGTCACTGAAATCGTATTCGGCAATTCGTCCTTTGTCATTTGCTCGCAATGCGTCTTTAAGGCAGTCAATCACATAACCGGCAACCGTTTCAAACGATACCGTTAACTCCATAGCGTGCTCAATCACGAGTCGCTCAATGTCATCAACAATAGTCTCACTGTCGACGTCAATCAGGGACATTTTCGCGAGTCGTACAAGAGTTTCGACTTCGGAAACTGGGATACCGTTTCTTCGCATATCGGACAGTTTCGATCCGGTCAGACGTTCCAAACTGTTGATCGTCTTGTATTCGTTTGGCTTGCCTAACCATTTGGTACGTGGATCAGTTCGCAGAATCTTACAACCGAAAGCGTGTAGTGTCCTTGCTTCAACACCATCAGGAACACGTGAGGCAAGTTCGGTTGCAATCGATTTGTTGAATGCGGCGAACAGTACCGTTTTTGGCTTCTCCTGTGAAATCACGTCCCAAACCGCCTTTTGCTGAACAGAGGGGGTAATCTTAGGCTTCTTGCCATAGAGGATGTCTAACGCTCCAATTATCGTCGTTGTTTTCCCGCATCCAGCGAAAGCCGATACAATCAAATGTGGAGCACGGCGGCAGAGAACCTCGGAATCCTTTTTGACCTTCGGTTCTGAAACCGTCTTGAGTAGTTTTTTCATCTGAGCATCAACCAAAGCTTTGTCTGCTTTGCTTGCTGCAACGTTTGCCGATCGCTTAACCGTTTTCGAAACCATTGAGGACATTGACATTGATTTGACTTTCTGAAGAGTGGTTGATTTTAGATAAACAGATTAGGCGTCGCATCCAAATTGAACTGCGAATCGTTCAAGATCAGCTAGGAGTTCTGTTTTCGTTTTGTAATAAGGTCCGATTGCACAGCCAGTAGAATTGTCAATGAATCGCCAGTCTGAACCGAATTGATCGTATGACAGTTCTGAAAATCGTGTTTGTCGCATTTTCCTATCTCCTGAAAGTGTGTTTGTTGTCGTCCGCGTCGTCTCAAATTGTACCGTTCTTGTCCTACAAAACAATGCGAAAACCGAATTTTCTCAAAAATATTCCGAAATTTATTCCGAATCGTTCTAACCTCAATACCGTAACGATTTTACGCTTGTATCGGCTATGTCAGACAAAGTACCATACTCTATTATCGACTGATTCCATTTCCAAACTGGAGACAAATATGAACCGAGTCACACTGAACGAGCATATTGACCATTGGCAATTCTGCTCCCTCTGTCCACTCTGTGAAACACGAAAAAGAACTGTTCTATTCAGGAGATTAAAAAACGACAGAATTAAAACACAAAAATTAAATTGCGATATTCTCTTCATCGGTGAAGGTCCGGGAGGGATCGAAGACATGAAAGGCAAACCATTCATTGGCCCCGCAGGTAGACTCCTCGTAAAGATCATCCGCAACGCTCTCAATGAATGGATCGACCCATCAGGTTTAGACTGGAAACCGATCGTAGGCTTTACCAACATTGTCGCCTGTCATCCTCCCGGTAAGGATGCCGAGAACAGACCGCCTACCAAGAAAGAAGCAGAAGCATGCCGTAACCGCTTAAAGGAATGTATCCACAATTCCTGCCCTAAAGTTCTGGTTTGCGTCGGCACGGTTGCAAAGGCTATGCTACCGGGAGCGAACAGCATCACAAAGGTCAAGAAACTCTACCCGAGTGTCGAGCAAATCGGATTCATTATTCATCCAAGTCACATACTGAGAAAGAGCAGTGAATCACAATCACATGAGGTTGCTAAGTGTACCCTCGATGTCCTGCGGATCATTAAACAATCATTCTGAAAGGAAACCGAATGATCCTCCATGAGCCTGTCATAAGCTGGCAACCCATTGCTACCGCTCCTAAAAACATGTTTATTCTTGTCGCTTGTAAAAGCGGATACGTAACCATCGAATGGATATTCCGTGTTGCTCAATTTACAGAAGGATATCATGATCGATGGGATGATGAAGGTAATGATGCTTTGATGGACTCAGGTCATGTTCCTGAATTCTGGTGTATGCTTCCGAACAACCCTACAAACTGAATGGAATTCAAATGAAAAAAGGCACCAAGCCGTCTGAAGTCAAACTACGATCCGTACTCCCCAAGGAACGGAAAGAACCCCTCTGGAACCTCTACCGTGACGGAGTAACGTTCTCCCTCCTCTCCCGTTTCATCATCTGTCGTCATCGATTCTGGATTCGTACAGTCCTCGGACTCCGACCCGATGAAGGATTCAAACATCCGATGGAATACGGTTCAATGTTCCATGCCGGACTGGAGGCATTCGCTGAATCAAACAGTGCTTTTAATAACCGTGTTAACAATGCCCATCTAGGTATAAAATCATACGCAAGAAAACTGAAAGAACGATTTCCCGAATCGGTACAGCAGATTGCTTTCTGGGAAAGAATGGCTATTGCTCAGTTCTCGATCTATGCCAATCACTGGAAGCAAGAAGACTCCAAGCGGGACTACATCGCCCAAGAGTCTGTTTTCCGTGTAGCTACTAAGCTTCCATCCGGTCGAACAATCGATCTGAGAGGCAAGCTTGATGAACTGTTTAACATGAAGGGAAAGAAGAAACCGATTCCGACCCTCCAAGAAAACAAATGCAAAGGTGAAGTTGATGAGGTAGGCATCACGTCATCATTGCAATGTGACCTGCAAACGATGACATACCTCCACGTTCTTGACGGTCTGGAACTGATTGATGGTCAGACCTGTCTCGACGTGCTCTACAATGTGATGCTTCGGCCTCTCGGCGGGAAGTATCCAATGAGACAGAAGAAATCCGAAACTCCTAAAGAGTTCGAACAGCGTGCTATTGATGATATGCATGACAACCCCACTAAGTATTTTCATCGCTGGAGAGTATCACTCACTCTCAACGATCTGAATATCTTCCGCAATCGCTATCTGTTCCCACTACTTGAACAGCTATGTGATTGGTGGGATTCGATCAAGGATAATCCACTAGACCCATGGATGACGAATGGATGGGAAAAAACTGGTGCTAGTTCCTACGTGCCTAAACGAATACGCAATAAGCATCACTTCATCCGCCCGTTCGGTATCTATGATCCTCAGTTGAATAGTGGACGCGGAGACTACCACGAGCACATTATCAGCAACGGGGCTAACCGTGCCGGACTGAAAACACTAGATACGGTATTTCCAGAACTGGATGACCCATCCCTAGCGTCACCGAAAAAGATGGTAGAAGACATTAAAGCACGACAAGCTGAATCGGATAGAAAATCCGGTAAAGCATTTCGTAATTGGGATGAATAGTCTACAAAATAAGGGGTTTCATGTAGGCTTGCATCGGCTTGGCCGGTCTGCCTATGATACCCACTGACCCACTTCCTACCTCATTTTGAATGGAATTCAAATGACATCTAACACTGCCTCCGCATCGATTACTCGTTACGATCCTGACACTACCGAATCTCTCGGCAACCCCTGTATGAGTTCACATCCAACAGGGGATTGGTGCAAATTCTCAGATGTCAAACCGATCATCGACCAACTTGAAAACCACATCGAGCTTTACGAGGCTATGAAAAGCGGATTCACTACCCGTGCTTCTGATTATGAAAAGCGGATCGCTGAACTCGAAGCTAAATTGTCTTGGATCAAAAACGGTTAATCTGTTCTCTCCTCAACCCGTCTCTGAAAGGACCCCGGCTATGGTATCGATATCTCGTGAACGTCGTCTATCTTCTCCAAAGGCGAAGCGTAAAGTGAATACTGATCGGGTAAGTATGCTCGACTCAGTTGAAGATGAAGAATCAGTTGCCGACAACTACGGTCTAGGCTTAATGATTTATGGTCCTGAAGGGGTAGGGAAGTCTAGCCTTCTCGGATTCGCTCCAAACGTTTTCTTCCTTTGTGGTCCTCAAGAACGCGGAATCAACATCCTGAAGAAGAGAGGACTGGTACCTTCATCTGTAACGATCGGGCGTCCTGTCGAATCATTCCAAGACACGCTCGATTCTCTTGATGAATTCGCTGAGTCAGACCACAGCTATAAATGGTTGGCTGTTGACGGACTCTCCGAAATTCAACGACTCGCCTATCAAGCTTGTGCAGATGCAAACTTTGGGGGTGATCTGAACTCGAAGGAAGGTTTCCTTGCTTTCCAACAAGGTCCGATTACGACAGCCCAACAGTACTGGCCTGAGTTCATTTCTCGTCTGGATCGTATTCGTGCTATCGGTGTCAACGTTGCTCTGATTGGTCACTCACGTATTGAGAAGTTCAACAATCCCGATGGTCCTGACTACGATCGGTATGCTCCTGATCTTGCTGATCCTCCAAAAGCACAATCAATCTGGAAGATGACTTCTCGATGGGCTGATGCTGTTCTATTCGTGAAACACAACATCGAGATTAACAAGGAAGGGAACAGCAAGTTCGGAAAGAACAAAGCGAAGGGTGGTGAGACTCGTATCATTGGCACTGAGTACTGTGCGACCTATACCGCCAAGAATCGTTTTGGTCTTGAACCCGAAATCGGTCCTTATGATTCTCCAAAAGAAATGTGGAATGACCTGATCAGTCAACTTGATCCACAGGAGGAAAAGCCATCAAAAAGTACCACAAAACGCAAGGTTGTCCGGTAGCTCTCAGACCAGAACTGATTCTACATCCGCAGATTCCTCAACCGTTACATGGTGTTGCCCCCCGATTAGTGATGTCATCTGCTTGGTGGGATCGCGAGTCTGTTAAAGCTAAACAGAAGACAAATTACCACTGTATTATTTGTGGTGTTCACAAGTCGAAAGCCTTATTTCACAAATGGATGGAAGCACACGAGTGTTACAGTATCGACTATCAGAAGGGTACGATGACCTATGTTGAAACTATTTCTGTTTGTCATGCTGATCACTCTTTCATCCATCGCGGTCGTCTCGAAGCACTCTACAAGAAAGGACAAATAAGCAAGAAGAAGTACACAACAATTATCGAACGTGGTGTAAAGATCATCAGACAGAATGGACTTCTGTTACCTCCACTTCCGACTGTTGTTGCCCCTTGGGAGCAGTGGGTGCTTGTCGTTGGTAATAGAAAATTTCCCGGTATTTCAAAAAAAGTGTGGTTGAAACGATACTCTTAAAAGGACAGTGAGAATGGCTAAAACCAATCCAAACAAAGCAGCAGTTCAAAAAGCAATGAACGCAAAGGTGAAAACCCTTTGGTCCAAAGCAAAGGAACACAAGGTAGATACTGGTCTGGACGTTCCAGACGGTACCTATGTTGGTCAGTTACAGAAAACGATGTATGGGGTTATGCAAGGAAACGGCTATCCTTGGTTCCAATTCCATATTGTCCTCGAATCGGAAGATGAAGATATTGATGGTCAGAAAGCAATCAAGAGTCACTTCCTGAATCCACCAAGTGAGAAGTCGACTAAGAGCCACCAAGACCGTGTTGATGATTTCTCGGCTGATTGTCAGCGGTTTAAGAAAGATCCTGAAGAATACGAATCGCCAACTGACTTAATGGATGAGTTGGCTGAAGAACAACCACATGTCCGCATTCGTGTTAAGAATGACCCAACAGGACAATATGAGCCATCGATTTGGATTGTTGGTATCTTCGACCCAGAAGAAGAAGAGGACGGCGATAACGAAGAATCTGATGATGATGACGAAGAAGAACGCCCCACGAAGAAGGCCGCCAAGAAGTCCAAAAAGGTAGAGGAGGAAGAAGTCGACGAAGAAGAGACTGATGAGGAGGCTGAAGAAGAAGCTGATGAGGAGGAAGAAGAAAAGCCTGCTCGTCGTAGTACCAAGTCCTCCAAAAAGAAAGTCGAAGAAGAAGAGGAGTCTGAAGACGAGGAGGAGTATCAGGACGAAGAAGACGCTGAAGAAGAAGCCGACGAGGAAGAAGAAACTCCCCCTAAGAAGGGAGCTAAGAAACCAGCGGCAGCATCTTCAAAGTCCGGTTCAACCCTCAAAAAAGGTGCTAAGGTTCTCTACGGCATCAAGGGAGCAAAGCCTTCCGAATGGTCGATTACTGCCGTCAAGACAAACGGAAAAGTCGATCTGAAACGAGTCAGTGATGGACGCCTCGCAAAAGATGTCGATCCCACTGATCTCAAGTAACCCTTCTGTCTGTCCGTTCTGATTTATTGAGCCTCTACAGTTCGTTGTTCCTATACATAAAAACTGTAGAGGCTTTTCTTTTTTCCCTTATGGAAAGGACTACCATGCTGGCACTATCTATTGCCGGTAATGAGGAGATTCTGCTTCTCGATACTGTTGCCAACTGTCACGGGATTATCAAGCTTGCAGACAGGACTAAAAGAGCAGCTATAGCCATCCAGCTACCCCCGTCAGTGATTGTTCTAAGGGATGAACTTCTTCCCACACTAAAACCTCAGATTCGATCAGGGATTGAAGACGCTCTCTCTGATAGCCCAGAACTGCTGACAACAAAATATGTCGGGAACTTCTGTTCAGGTACAATCGCGGGAACACCTGATATTGTGAAGCGGGGATTGATTGTTGCTGTCCTCGGTAATCTGAATGAACGAGCAGAGACACCAATTCGATTTCTAATAAAAGATACGTTTTCAGATTGGTATGTATTGAATCCTCGACCTGTAACTCTCATCCAATACAGTCGGCTCGATGAAGATGAAAAGGAAATGGTCAATCTATTCAGCGGCAAGCTATCTGATAAAGCACTCGGTTTGACATTCGGTTACTAATCATCTTCTCCCCCAGAAACGAAGGCATAATATGATAGCAGCAGATAGCGAAACGACTGGCCTTTTCATAAAACACGGATGCAGAGCGTTTGCTGTTTCAACATATAATGATAACGGTGATCCACCAAAGTACTGGGACTTCCGCGTCAACAGGATGACCCGTACACCCATTTACGAAAAGAGAAAAGTTCGGGATATCGAAGACTACTTGAACTCAGACGAAGATGGTCTTGTGTTTCACAATGCCAAATTCGACTGTCACGCTCTTGAAGCAATGGGTGTACGTCTCCCTCACTGGGATAAAATATTTGATACTTGGCACCAATCACATTTAGTCAACTCTGCCGAACCGCATAATCTAAAAGGACTGGCGGCAAGATACATCGGTATAGGGGACAGCGATCAAAAAGAACTCCTCAAAGTCTCTAATAAGTCAAGGCGGCTTGCTACTAAACTCGGATGGGCAGTTGCCCATGAAGATCATCCACATTTCAAGCCAGCAAATGGAGACGCTCCTAAAGAGGGGTGGCCTGTCTGTGACATGTGGATACCGAAAGAACTCTCTCTCTACGCTCAAGAGAAATACGAGAACAGACGAATCCTCACACGAGAGGAAACCATCCATTTCGCTGAAGTCTGTGAACGATACGCAATGCTCGATGCAGAGCGTACCCTTTGGCTGTTCTACCTCTTCCGATCACAGATTGAGGAACGCAAACTGACAAAACAAGATCGTTTCAGTCATAGGACGATTCGAGTCGCTTACGATATGGAAAACATAGGGATTCCAATTCATAGCGACGTTATGGAACGTGAAGAAAAGCGTACTCAAGCAATCGCCAACAAGCATTTTGAAACCGCAAAACGGATTGCTGCTGAAAGCCTACCCGCTAATACCACATTCAATCCGAACAGTTACAAACAACTCTGTTCTCTGCTCTACGATAACTGGAGGATGCCGGTTATCAAGAGAACCAAAAAGGGGCAGCTATCAACTGACTTCAAAACAATTGCAGACCTTACGTTCCCTGATGGCATCAAAGTTAAATTCGACAAACGGATGCATGAGTTTGGGAAATCGTTGATCCTCGGAAAGAAGCATCAGAAAACCTGCGACTACATTAAGCTATTCCGTGCCAATGAACATAACGGACGGTTGTACCCTTCAATCAATCTGGTGCAAACCGGCACAACCCGACTCTCATACAACAACCCCCCTACACAAATCGTCTCAAAAGGATTCGACGAATCGAAAGAAGAAAACGACGGTCTACGGGAACTGATGAATGAACTCTGGAAGTCGGATTTAGGACTCCGTAAATGCTTCGGTCCTGAACCGGGATTCATGTGGTACTCGATCGATTACTCACAATTACAACTTAGAATATTCGCCTACATCTCTGATGAGAAATCGTTACAGGAAGCCTTTGCTCGCGGATGGGATGCCCATGATTATATGGCTTCCCGAATCTTCAAACTGCCCCCCGGTGTTAAACCCAACAAGATGCAAAGGCGTATCGGTAAGAACGTCAACTTTGGATTTATCTTCGGTGCTTCTCCTCGGAAGATTGAGCAGACAGCCGGACGTGATGGTCTATGGGGTGAAGTCACCAAGATGTTCTCCAGTGCTCATGCATTTATGAAAGCAACACAGGCACGAGTCAGGAAAGACAAAGTTGTATTTACTCCCGGTGGTTACCCCCTCGTCTGTGATCAGACACATAAGGGAGTCAACTATATGGTTCAGGGATCGGAAGGTGAGATTGTTAAGCGTGCTATGATCGACTGCTACAACTACCTCAACAAACACTCAGAATCAGGGATCAAGTTAATTGCTCAGGTACACGACGAATTACTGTTCAGTGTTCCACTTCCAAAATGGGATATGAACGACCGTCTCAAATTTCATTTCAACGAAGAAAACAAAGCAACACTCTGCTTTGAGTATTCAGACTGCCCCCATTTGTGGGAAATCAAGAACCTGATGGAAAACGCCGGTCAATTCTATAATATGGTTGTCCCTACAGAACCCGAAGTTATCCTCAAATCGTGGGATAAGGGGATCAAGGTTCTCTCTCTCTGAAAGATAACATGGCTGACGAAACAAACTATATTCGTGCATTTGAATTTCACGGAATGGCGTTCACAGACGCGAATCAGGGACAGAAGAAATCCGATTGTCCATTCTGCGGCAAGGTAGGTCACTTCTACGTCAAGGTCGGTCCACCCGAGTTCAAAGACGGGAAGAAGATCGTTGACGGCATGTGGTCTTGTCATCACTGTGATGAATCAGGAAACGTATTTACATTCCTGAACAAGCTGATAAAGTATTCTCAGCAAAACACAGAAGACTACGGGTACCTGTGGAAGGCGAAACGCATTCCATCTTCTATCTCCAAACTCTGCGGACTCTGCCGATCGGTTATTACAGGGGAATGGTTAATTCCTACCTGTAAAATCAACGACAGAGGCAACACGATAGTTACCAACATTCATAAGTACTGGGAGGTTAAAAACCGACTGTTCGGCACTACAGGGATGAACAGCGGTCTTTTGGGGTTACAGTTTCTTTCCCAAGAGGCGAAGCCATTATGGATTGTTGAGGGTCATTGGGATTGGCTAATCATGGAACATGTCTTGAGGAAACTCAAACGCCGAAAAGAGTTTGATGTACTCTCTGTTCCCGGTGCAAAAGGATTTAAATCTGAATGGGTCGATAAACTACTCAACCGGGATGTCTATCTGGTATTCGATAACGACTACGAACGGAAGTCAGAATCAACAGGCAAAATCACAAAACCCGGTTATGATGGAATGATCCGTATTGCGAAGATGTGTGAATCACTTGACGATGATGTTCGCCCTAGACTCAAGTTTATCCAGTGGCCAGAAGGTCTAGCCGATGGATTCGATGTCCGTGATCTGTTCATGCTCAAATTGAAGGAAACAAAAAAATGATGGCTCATCTTAACCAACATCTAAACGGCACTGTTGAACCAATTACAACTTATGAGTTCTATCCTCAACCCGACATTCAAGTCGCTGAACTCTCCATGATCATCTGTGGTCTAGGTTTGATCGTTGTTAATCAACAGGGATTCGACATGATATCCAAGATGAGATTAAACTTAACTGATACAGAAGGGGTTACACACGAACTCTTCCCATCACGTCATTTCAGAAAGAATGAACCCTCTCCCATTGTTATTGCTCAAGGAATTCCTAAATGAAGAAAGACACGTCGGAAACCAAAGTTCACTCAACAGGTGCTATGCGGTCTACTGCTGCTGATGGTAGGCGATTCGACTTAATCCCTCAGATTGGATTACGTCGCCTTGCTGAAACTTGCCATGAAGGGTTTGTGAAATACGGAGCACACAACTACCGAAAAGGATTTGCGTTCTCCGAAATGTTTCAGCATATTCATGAGCATCTTAATTTGTATCTCATGGGTGATCGATCTGAAGACCATCTTGCTCATATTGCATGGAACGTTTTTGCTCTGATGGAATTCGAGACAATTCATCCTGAACTTAATGATCTTTTAACAGCAGAAGATCATCAGTCCCCCGACCCCGCTATTGCAGCTTTGATTGCTATCAATAAATCACTTCAATCCCCAAACAATAAGGAACAAGAAATTGATAACAGCGACAGCAGAATCGGATGTTCTGGAGTTTCTGTTAGAGAATCTGGTCGACCCTCCGGAACTGAACGACGATCAGGACGGAGACGGGCACCAACAAAAAAGCCGAGAACCAAAGCCTAAAGACCTTGAACCGATTCCGATAGATACTTTCGAAGAGTTGATTGCTATCTATGAGCAGGAAGGGATGTTTATGCCTCAAACAGTTAAGGATACCTTAGCTGTCACACTGGCTACCATCCTGACCCCGATGATGGGAGGTAATGAAATGGTTCTTCTCTTCATTCGTGGTCCTTCAAGTTCTGGTAAATCAACTATCTGTGAGGCAGTTTCAGCGAACAGTCGATTCAGTGTTCCGGTTTCTAAGTTTACCGGATTCCACTCAGGAGTACGTAAGAAGGGTAAGAAAGACCTGTCACTGATGAAAGTCATTGATGGGAAAACCATGTTCGTCAAGGACTGGACCGTCATTCTTTCTCTTCCCGACGCTTCTCGAAACCAAATTGAAGGGGAGTTGCGGGATGTTACAGACGGATCATCGGAAGCCAGATTTAAGAACGGTGTATATCACTCCTACAAGAATTTCAGAATGGCAATGGTTGCGGGGGTGACTGATGCAATCCTCAAGTACAATGACTCCGAACTCGGTTCTCGGTTTTTACACATTGATATCACCGATGAATTTCATGGTTCAAAGTCTCATATCAAAGCAGCTTTAACTTCAACAGTTGGTGCTATCCTCGGATCATTCCAACAACGTGGACCAGAAGGAGGGGAAGAGAAAGAGCGGTTCATCCCGAAAGATAAAATGGAACGGATCAAGCGATGTACTGCTGGATTCATCAATGTTATGTATGACCGCTTTGTAACTCAGGAACCTCCTGAAGTTCCGGATTGGTTTACTGACAAGGTTACCGCTATTGGAATGTTCGTTTCTAAGATCAAAGCAGAAGTAACCCGCAAAGGTTATGAGCGGGATATTATCTATCGTCCTCGATCAGCGATTGGTATCCGCATCGGAAACCAGTTAATGAAAGTCGGCGTAGGATTATCTGTTGTTCTTGGAACTAACAGACTAGGGGGTAACATCCTCCGTATCCTTCGCAAGATGTCGTTAGATACTGCTCAAGGATTCAATTACGATATCGTAGCTGAAATCTGCAAAGCACATGACAACGGAAGCATTGGACTCGATAAAGCACAAATTGCGAAACGTGTTAACCTCACAGAATCAAACGTCAAAAAACGACTAGACGATCTTCGTGTAATGGGGTTAATCAGTCTTTGTAAAAGTGCTAACGGTGAAGGGAAAGGACGTAACAGACACGTCTATCAATTCAAGCATGAGTACCGCGAACTCTGGAGAAGTTTCAATGGAAAAAAACTTGTGACTCATCATAAGAAAAAGGATTGACACGGCTTCCGAGTTTTGGGTATAGTGCAGTCTGTAGCCTCGGCAGGGGTTGCTCGTAGGAAAGTGGGGACTGGGTTTGTGTTGTGATGTAACACAAGCCCAGTCTTTTTTTACGGGTTGACCATAGGTCTGGTTTCCGGATATCGTCTTCTCAGTTTGAGCAATTTGCTCATTGATTGAAGACTCTCTTGAAGACTGGAGACTACCATGTCCTGCCAAGTTGCTTTCCCCCCGGAAATCCCATTTGAATGCCTTGCGTCCCTCGTTTCGTCCCTCAGAACTGGTGCTGTCAGTCTGGAAACGATCCAAACAGGGATGTGGTGTGCCGGGTGTTTGACTTCCTATCTGGCCGGAAACAAAAACACTGTTGGAGCAGAGATGGGTTTGGAAAACCTCTCTGAAGTCAGTAACGAAGACCTTATTGCTCGACTGGACAATTTTGTTCAGACTCATCAGATGCCCGCTCATTTGCCTGCGGCTTCTGAGGAAGGAAATGTAACAGCCCCGAATTACTCAATCCCATCGTGGCTTCTTCCGATTTTGCTGCAACTGTTGCAGAGATGGATGGTTGGCTAGTCTTCCCGACCATCCTCTTGGGTAGCCTCCGTCCTTTCCTTCAGACGTTGAGGCTACCTCTTTTTCACGAAAGGACAAAATGAACAATTTAATAAAATTCGGAATTCTGGGTATATGTATATCATTTATATCCCTGAATGCCTTCACAGCGGATGAACCACCGGCCAAGTTCAAGAAACAAACGTTCCCGGTCGAAACTGTTGAAGTCGCAGAAGTCGCTCCTGCCCCGATGGCACCTGCTGATCCATTGCCGCCAGCTAAAGCGGCTATCACAGATGTTCACGGTCAACCACTTCCTGAAGAAGTCTCTCTTGGGGAAGCGGTCGTCTTATCCGCTCGTACATCAACTCACGCCTGTAAACCAGAATCGATTAAATGGATTATTCTTCCCCAAGAGCGGAACGCTAGAAAATTCGTTACTAACGACGGTCTAGACGTATTCATCCCGACCGGGACGAAACCATGCATCATTACAGCAATCCTTGCGGTATCCCAAGGTGATACTGTTGATATTGCGATGATCACAGTCAAATGCGGTAATGGTGCTCAGCCTCCACCTGATCCGAAACCGAAACCTGACCCCATACCCCCAACTCCAATCGACAAACAGAAACTCCGTGTTTCTCTAGTCTACGATGTCAAACGAATTACAGAAGAAACAGCGGCGGTACAGAACTCGACTGTTTTCTGGAACAACGTAAGACTCATGGGTCATGACTGGATTTTCTATGATAAAGACACGAATGAAAAATCAGGAAAAGAAGTTATCGCCAAGATGGTTCAGAAAAACGTCTCTCCCCCCGCTCTCGTCTTCGAAAACAAGGATTCACTGAAGACGATTGATGTAATCCCATTACCGAAAACTCTTCTCGACATCACCAACAACATCAACAAATATTCGGGAGGACAATAATGAATCCCCAGTTTAAAGATGCTGACAACTCAGAAATTCCATTCATCTTCGACAATGATGACCAACTGAGAAAACTCGGTACACTCGTCGTCCTCCCCGAACATGATGAAGCGGATAAACGAAACCTGACCAGTATGCCGGTCTATGAAGACTCGTTTACTGTCTTCGATGATGCAACAATTAAGAGACTCATTACCGATCCGAATCGTCGGGTTAGTCGTGATCTGTTTGGTATTGAATGGTTGCTGAATCAACTCCAGTATGGTTCTTGTAACGGTCATGCTGAAGCGGGAGCATACCAGCGTGCTCGGTATCTCCGTGGATTCGACGACAAGACTCTCTTCTCGGGTGCATTCCCTTACTCCCTGATGAATGGCGGTCGAGATAACGGATCGGCTCTTGAAGACGGAATGAAGGTCTCTCAAGAAGTCGGAAACGTTCCTTTGTCGATGGTTTCAGCAGAAATGATCTATCCGAAACTTCAACCTCCCGGTTGTCGTGAAGTCGCTATGAACCATAAGGCATTTAAAGCTTACGCAGCAGTGACAATGCAAGGGTTCCGTTCCGGGTGTGCTGCTGGTTTCATGGGTATTGTCGCTGTTCACGTTGGTAACACATTCTCACGGTTAAACAGCATGGGAATTGCTGGTGTCGATAATGGTGCTGGTAACCATGCTGTTTGTGTCGACGATATGCGACTCATAAACGGTACTGAAGTGTTTGACGATCCAAACTCGTGGGGACCAACATTCGGTCAAAACGGTCGGTGTTATCTCACTAAGGATCACTTTGCTCAGACGTTCAGAAATCACATGTTCTACCTGATTCCGTCCACACAGGAAGGATAGTATGCTCACCATCATCCTCTTGACAGTTCTCGCGAATCCAGAACCACAGACATATCAAGTTACTGCCGGTCAAGTAGGGTCTCCTCAGACTTTAATGACCTTTCAAGTAACTGAACCGAAAGAAATAAAAACTAAATCAGCAAACATGCGGGTTTTGTTTTTTACTTCGAAATCGTGTGGTCCGTGTCGTGTATTCAAAAGTGACTGTCAAGAATGGATGACGGCATCCGGGTGGAAGTTTGGGGATGATGCAACAAATCATTTTCAGTTCATCAACTTTGATACGGATGTACGAACAGTTCAAAAGTATAAAGTCCAATCACTCCCCACGTTTATTCTCCTCAGAAACGAAGTTGAAGTTGATAGGATGATCGGTTATCCTAGGTCGCTCCCCCAAGAATCCCGCAGAAAGATAATTCTGAAGTTCGTCTCAGGATTGATTGAGAGATAAACAATGTCGGGAGTTCTCGTTTCTCCAGCAATTGGTTTAGGGGTAACTCTTTATTCTCCTACGGTTGACGGTGCTGCACGTCAGCCAATCATGACGGATGGGTCTGGTAATCTCTATTTCGGCAGTGTTGCCTATGCTGATGTAACAGGAACACCGTCTCTTGGTACATCATCTGTTGTCGACATAGGAACATCCGGAGACAAAGTACCCCTTCTCAGCGGCACGAACACTTGGAGCGGGCCGCAGACAGTTCGACGTGACAACATTGTCAGTACCCCCACTGCTGCTGTGGTTCTAGAGAACGCAACTGTAACGACTAGCGGTGTTACCTCTCAGTTTTCACCAGCCTTGGATTTGACTGGCAGACATTGGAGCGGCTCGGCGGATGCCTACACCACATGGAGGGTTTATAATGTTCCGTCTGGTGGAAGCTCTGCATCAACGCTGACGTTTGCATCAGGGTACAACGGAACAGCCCCTGCTCAGCGGATGCAACTAACATCAGCGGGTCAGTTGACTGTTAGTACGATGATAGTTTCATCTGGCGGGACGAATATTACTGGGAATAATACACTCAGCGGATTCATCAACGACACTTACAATCAAGGTGCATCGCAAGGCGTATTCCAGCACACTGGTACGCTACGCAGTGGTGGAAGTGGGACAGACACGTTCCCGATCTTCTTTCATCAACCGACCGGAACAACTGCCGCTACCACATATTCAACTGGTGGTACGATTTTCGGAGCAAATGCGGCAAGTGGATTTGGTGGAAACTTTTTCGACTTTCGGATTGCGGGTAGCACGTCGTTAGGAAGCCTGTCGTCTGGCGGGACTTTAACAACCCTCGCACTTGTGGCGAACACGCTCAACACAAACGGGAATATTACCCTAGCTAGCAATCAGGTTCTCATTTGGACAAGCAGGGGTAGGATAACCAGTCCAGCATCAGACACTATCCAGTTTGGCAACGTCGACGGTGCGTCTCCAACGGCGCAAACTCTGAGTGTTCAGTCGGTTATTACCGGAACGTCAAACACTGCTGGTGTATTATGGACATTCAAAGACTCTGCCGGTACTGGAACTGGAGCATCAGGCGGATACGCTTGGCAAACGGCGTCGGCTGGATCAACCGGGTCAACACAGAACACGTACTCTACAAAAATGGCATTAAGTTCGGCTGGTGTGCTAACAGTTGGCGGATTGTCCATCAATCCCGGAAACGGGTTTGTGACATTGGATCAGACATTCCAGATTTATATCCGAACTGCAAATGCACTGAAACTACAAACTGGCTCAAGCGACTTTGTTATGATTCAGAATACATCCAACACTTCTGGACTGTTGTTCTGTAACTCATCTAACGTTGCAGATACAGGACTTGCAAGGATTGCCACCTCTCAACTGAGATTTGCCAATTCAGGGGTAACATCCGGGTTTGTCCTGTCCTCAGTAACAGACAACACTTGCACAGTTTTGAATCGTGCTGGTAATGCTGCCGGTGGATTGTCTTCTGACAGTTTAATTACATCTGACCCAACAAGCGGAACAGGTCCAGCTTGGAAACTAGGAACCGTGAAAGCCGCTACGGTTACTCTCGACACTGCGAATTACGCTGAAGCAATGATTGGTGGATCATTAAAGAAGATCGCTCTTGTCGTCTAAGGAAAAATTAAATGGTTCTCGCTCGTCCTGAAAAACCCGCCGATCCACAAGAAGGGATCAGAAATCACTTAGACGCTTTTATCATGGGCGTTCAAGAAGAGTTCGAATCCATGATTGCTAACTTCAAACGATGGTGGAAATACTCCAACCCTGAAAACTGGACTCGGGAGGATATGCAGACACGTTATGACATGTGGGCAGAGATGCCTGCTCTCGATAACGAAAACAAAGTCATTCCGGGGTTAAATGCCCTACAGTACTCATTTCAAAAAACATATAGCCGCTATCTCTACCTTCTGGATTACGACAAGAACGCTTTCAGTGACGGTCGATACGATCCATTGGAGCAAAAGACCCCAGAAGGATTCATCTACCATGAGTACGAAACTCCCGGTTGGAGATACAAATGGAGAGATGATATGTCAGGGATCATCTTTCTAGACGAAACTCCGATCGATTTCCGCCCGCTTGACCAAAGACCAGAAGTTGAACAAAGCTAGCCGCTAAAGTATACTTCGGTAGCCGAGTGGTTATCAAATTTGCTGTTTACGAAAGAAGAAGACATGTCAGACAAGTATTTTCTTGACCTATCCCCCAAGCTACAGAACTTCGATAACAATCGACCAGTGATCGCAGATAAACCGGGGGCTGACCTTGCGTGGTGTCTGTGTAACTTTGTCCTAAGTCCTTCCGCAAGTAAGAATCCAATGCAGATGGTTGAATACATGTGGATTCTTAGAGACAGACAGGCAAAGCCGATTCTCGAACTGACCGAAGCACAATTTCACGACCTACGACAAGAAGTTGACAATGCGGGGGTCGGTGCAATCATTAAGGGACAACTCCAAAAAGCTTTTGTTCTCGCACAGTCCGAAAAAGAAAAAGCAGACAAAGCTGAAAAAGCGGTTACCGAACAGACTACCGCTTCTTAGTATTTCCACCCAGAAAGCGAAGCTTTAAATGCCCGCAGTTACCAAGATATTACAGTTCCCGTGGTTCCGCGGTCACACGATGGCCTGTAATGTCTACACACGTGCCCTTGGAACCCCTGCTCTCAATACAAGCGGAGTTCTGACGGGTACTGTTGGTACGAACACACGTCTTTACCAGTTTTCAATGACTGACGTTGTTACTACTGGTAGTGGATACTGGGTTGAGATGTTCGACAACGGGAATTACATCGGGACATTCAAAGTCGACCTTGCTGAAGTCGCTGGCTACTACGATATCGTATCTGGCCCAACGGCAGGAGAAATTGCAGCGGGCGTCAGTCCTCTGGTGTCTATCAATTCCTATCTGTCGATTACGCCAGATCAGGCAAGAGCACTATCAACACCAAATGCGATTCCTTGTCAGATTGGTTGCACATTCAGTAAAGAACTCGTTATCGGTACAATTACCGGATGGACAGAATTGATCTTTACCGTCAAGACTAGGCTTTCTGATCCAGACTCCGCTTCTATCATTCAGATGCGTCTATTCGCGTCTGGTGGCTCTAATGGTCTATCGATCGTCAACGGATCAACTGACGGAGTATCTGCCGGAGATGGCAGCATTACGGTCTCTGATGCTTCTACAGGGACGATAACGGTATCGTTCGTGTCGACTGTTTCGGCACTCCTCAAGTCTCATACTTGCATTTGGGACGTTAAAGTCATCAAAGCAGCATCAACATCAATTCCCGTCCAAGGTAACTTTGTCATCTCTCCCACTATCACACAATCAGCCGCATAAGGTTTACCAATGCCAGCACCAACAGTAATCAATATCCGTCCGATCCCTATCAAGCTGACTCCTGTTATCATCTCGGCAGGATCAGGTAATTTCGTTGTACTGGCTGGAACGGCGGGGACCGTCATTCGCCTGTGGGGTTTAATCCTCTCCGCATCCACTGCTCAGACTTTGACCATACTGTCTGCCGCAAATGCAATCACTGGGGCAATGACGCTCGCCGCTTGGCCATTCGTCCTGCCATGTCCGAACGGAACATTTAAAAGAGATTCTGCCTATCCTTGGGCGGAAACCAACGTTGCCGAAGACTTGAAATTTACCTCAAGTGCTGGCACAGTAAGCGGTATCGCCTACGTCGAACAGGTAGTACCAGTCACGACAACCGGACAAGGTTAATACCTCCCTGAACCTTTATCCCGCCTCTGTGTCAATTCTCTTGACTTGTCGGCACGAGATTTGATATCTTCAGTCTAGTGCTCAGATCACGGCAGCAGGGAACAGACTGAGGCTCGATAGAAGACGACCGGAATAGCTGATCGGTTTCTGTACCTGTAAACCGCCAACGAAAAAGCCTCTAGTCACTCGCTAGAGGCTTTTTCTATTGGTATCTGACAACAACCGTCAGTAAACGAATCCCAGTTCTTCCATCGCTGTTTTGAACTCATTCAGCAATGATTCCAGACGGTTATTTAATCGATCCTTGATCCCTTCAAGTCGCAAATCCTCATCTGTTGCTTCTGGCCAGACAGCAGACGATCGGGCATTGTTGAAGTTTCCTTCTTCTATCCAGTAAATAGTATTTGCAACGTAGTACATTGGTTCACTAGATGACATTAAGTGCCATTTGATGTACTTCTGGTACTCGGGAAATACTGCTGCGATATCTTCGTGAAGGCATCCACCAGCAGCGATATCTTTCTGTCTCAATGACTCTCGTGTAATGACTTCCGCAGTAATAGCGAAAGAGTTATGGCCATTTCTACATGAATCATCATACTGAAGATTGACTCTAATTCGTCCGTTAGTACCGTAGCCACTGATGGGGCGGTACTCGGTTTGTTTCTTCTGATCTCTCGTAAGGACGCTAGCAGGAATCATTCTATTTCCAATACAGTTTGAACAACGTGTAAACCAAAACCATCCAGACCACAGTCAGACCTGCAATCATGTAAAGCAGTATGGCTTCCATGCCAATTCCTTTCAGATAGGAAATTCATCCTCATAGAATTCGTTACCGTCTTCATCGTCATCCTTCACGACATTCGGACATCCGACCTCATGGCAGGGAATGCCTTGGATGACCAGTGCATCGCACTGGGAGCAACGAATGCGGATATCCTTTGATTCGGTGATATAGCTGCCATCGAATCCGATCGCTTGTAGTGCTTCTAGTTGCTCTTGTGTAGACATGTATTTCTCTCCAGAAAGCGAAGCTGATTACCGGATCACTCAACACTGCCGATCCCTTAGAATCGGCATAGCAGAAGGATCAAACAACCTTAATTTCGAATCGTCGACTAGAGGCATGACACCAGACGATATTCTTCTCGGCGAAATTGTCTACCAGTTGAGCTACGCGACCGTCTGGCAGGTTGACACGATCACCGACTGACATTCGGTCCATAAGACCGGATTCGATTGCTTCTGCCTCCTGATAGCAAGCTTTGGCCTGTGCTCGCAATTCGACAATCCTCGCGACTCGTGCGGCTTTACTGCCTGATACCTTGACTGGTGGTACTTCAGTTTTCTTGGTTCGTGTGGTCATGATTTCCTTTCAGGAGGTGTTATTCGGTCTTGGAATTGGTACGGATGAGGTGATCGAGGACGACTCGTCCATCGACACTATCAAGCCACTTCAACGCTCCGTCATACGCTTGAGTGTACGTCTGACCGATAGGACCACCGCCACAGTGAACGCGGATTGATCCATAGTAAATATCGGCAACGAAAGTACCGTCCATACGGGAGGTGAAGACAACAATCTTGATTTCGTGTTGTTGGTGCTGCATGATGTTCCTAGTAGCTTGCTGTTGCTGGTGCTCGTTCAGGTGACATTTCATCGATTGATTCGACTTCGTAGTGATAGTGGTCTGCTTGGCATCCTCTGCAATCGTTGTACTGACTGCACAGTCTATCTGCTGTCAATTCATCGTCCGAGTGATTGACTTCAATTCGTCCGTAATCCCAAGAGACGATAGCGGTCGGTTTCGTGATTCGGACGATTGAGAAGATTTTCATTTGGTTTCCTTTCGAGTAATTGGCATTCAACAGACCGGACGGTAAACCATCCGGTGAGTAGAAGGTCAATTAGATTTTGACAGGTGAGGCGAGCATATCGCCGACGTTGGTTGTATAGAACTGGATCGACAATCCAGCTTCGTTTCGCTCGTGAGTCTTCACGTATCCAAGAGATTCTAGTACCTGAATGTCCTTATCGATTTGAACGTATGTACGCTTTGCTTTGAAGAACTCGTACAACTCAAACAGATAGCATTGACCTTCATAGATCGCTTTCAGAATCTTTTGTTGTCTCTGATTCATTTCGTTTCCTTTCAGTTGTTTTGTCTGTCTGTCGTTCGTTGCGTGACGGCCTTATTATACCTCTGTATCGGCTCTTGTCCAGCGTCTGTATGACAAAATCCAGAAAAAAATAAAAAATATTTCTGCTCTTGTGTCGGCTTGTCCGACAATGTTACAGTGAATAGAATTACGGCAATCCGTTTTCCCTCACCGAAAGGCGACAAAATTAAATGAAAAGCAGTAAACCGGAAAAACTTCGAAAATATCCGAAGTTCGAAGTCCGTATCTCTCCCGAACTCCAAGAACTCTGCCGCTCCTGTGCGACACTGGAGAACATGGAGCTATCAACGTGGATTCGAGAAGCAATCAAATTCAAGATCATCAACCAGATCGGACAAGAAGACTATGAACGGAACATCGAAAGCGAAAACAAAACCATCCGCAAGAATCCGTCAGACTCTTCCGTCAAAATTAGTCCTTAGCGTCCGTCAACCCTACGCTCAATTGATGGTGACACCTCATCCCAAAAATCCAGAATACGGGATCAAATGGATTGAAAATCGATCTTGGATTCCAGACTGCAAACCGGGATCAATCATTCTCATCCATGCATCCGGTACCGCGTCAGCGTTTGAAGAGTATGAAGAGAACGGATTATCGATACGGGATTGTCGACATGGTGCTATTATTGGCTATGCGACTCTATGCGGATGGAAACGACTAAACCTCCCTCGATTTAACTACGCTCAATATCATGCTATTGAGGCTCAATGGAGAGGTCATCGAAACCGTTTAAAAGACTTGGCAAACGTTTACACTGCTCAACGTCCTAAGCATAATCTAGGCGATGCAGAACAACGTAACGGCACAGTTCATTGGATTTTTGCAAACCCTGTCATGCTCGATAAGCCGATCACAGTTAAAGGCAAATTGCGTTTGTGGAGGTATCCAGAATGAGGATATGGTACTTGAAACGAATTGCAGAACTCAAAGCATCCCAAGATGGTTATATTGATTTTGTAATCCGAGCAGAGACAGAACAAATAGCACGAAATATTGCTGCTAAGTACGACTTGATAGATCATGGTATATGGAAAGACAAAAACAAAACAACGTGCTCCCCCCTTACTGATGAAGGAAAGAGGGAAATAATAACTGCTTCATACTGCGGTTTTTAGAAAGGAAATCATTCCCAAGAACCCACCTCCTATGTCTGTCGTCTCTGTCCACTCAAACGATCCTGATTTCTGGGATCAGTTCTTTTGTTGGTTAGGGACCATTGCACGAACAGATTCGACTAATATGCCTGTAGTGGTCACTCACTCAGATGAGAATGGTCAAGTCCTTAGCTCTTTAATGAAAGAGTCGACCAGAATGATGGCGGGAGTCGAACCCCCTTCGTTTAAATCCCAGACGAATCCCTCCTCTAATTAAATTTGTACTACAATCCGACTTGACATCAACCCGCATTCCCTCCATACTCCTCACTGAAGCATGACTCCCTAGAGTCAGTGTTACCCAGTGAGGATTTTTTTCATGGCTAAAAAGAAATCAGCAGCAGAGAAAGTTGCTGGCAAGATCGACCGTAAAGCAAAAAAGAAATACGGTTCTCGTGGTCTAGGCTCGGCAGCAGCAAAGAAAGCACGAAGCAAGCGTATTGCCGGTTTTGGTGCTCGTCGTGCCGAATCCGGTGTTGTGACTGGTGCAACTGCTACCGCTGCCCGTAAAGCTGTTACTGGTGGTGCTGGTAAGAAAGGCACTTCCCGTACCCTCCAATCAAAGCTGCGAAAAGCTGTTGCTTCCGGCAACAAAGCTGCCGCTGCCAAGATCCGGGGTCAGATCGGTAACAAGCTTGTCCGTGGCAAGCTTGCTACCCGTAATGAGAAAGGTGCCCCAGTTCTGAACCGATCAACTCAGTCAGCACGTATCAAACGAAACGTGAGCGGTCTCGACAAATCCAAGTAGCATCTGTTTACTAGCTCTTTCCAGATGCTCTGTAACCTCTTGGGATTAAATACCCCAAGAGGTTATTTCACGTAGCAGCTTCGCCTTTGGAGGAAATATGCCTATCGACAAATCAGAAACGACAACTCGTACCCCCATTCGGGACGCTTACGCTCTCCTCGATAAAGTCCGTGCAACAGGACACACCAAGATCGCTGCTGCTCTCTCAGGCGGTAAAGACTCGATCGCCACACTCGACCTATGCATCCAGTACTTCGGACAAAAGAACGTCCACCCCTTCTACCTCTACTGGATTAAAGACCTAGAATGCGAGAATGCAATTCTCAATAAAATTCAGCATTTCTATAAAGACATGCCTCAAATCGTCAAAATCCCTCACTACGGATTAGCTGAATTCCTCCGCAACTGTACCGGCAGATCACTTACCCCTTCGATCATCGAACGCCTAGGTCCAAAGTCAATGTGGACAGCCAAGAAGACTGAGAAGGTTGCTCGGATGAAGACGGGAGCAAAGTGGATCGCGGGAGGACATCGTATCTCTGATTCACTTCACAGGAGGGGCATGCTTCATCAATGCAGTGGATTCTGGCAGTATGGAGAGAAGACGCGAGAACCAATCTACCGCGTCTATCCAATCTACAAATGGTCCTCTCACAACGTCTTCTCTTACCTCAAGGAACGACACCTGCCAACTCCAGACATGTTCGGGAATAACTACAACAAAGCATCAGGCATCGAACTAACCAACCCTGTTTTCATCTCCCACTTGCAGCGGCACTATCCAAATGATTATGCTCGGGTTAAACACCTGTTCCCTTTCATAGAAGACGCGAGGTTCCGGGATGAGGTTAGAGCAAAACTCAAAATCCAAAATCAGTCAAACATCGAGTACTGAAATCACTATTACCTGTCCGTGCGGTAAACAGTGCTTAAAAGCAGTTTACCCCACTCACTGCAAATACTGTCCAAAATACCAATCCTATTTCAGAAGACTATTCCCATATGAAAAAGCAAACCAAAAAAGCGGTCACTAATTCTTCCCCAAAAACCGAAGGTTTACCTGACGGCATCAAAGGGTCTGGTGATGGTAGCCGTTACCATGTCCTTCACCGTAGCAAGTTCAAGAACGCTCCCTACAATCCTCAACAGTCCGATCCTGTCACTCAAAAGAAACTCAGGGAATCCATCAAGTTAACTGGTGGTCTGATTGAAGCCCCCATCTGGAATCTCCGAACCGGAAACATTGTCGGCGGTCACAAGCGGATCGCTCAGGAAGACATCCTGAAGGGTCATGCCGATTACACGATGGTTGCCTCGGTCATTGATGTCCCTCTCGAACGCGAAATCGAAATCAACATTGCTCTCAACAACGAAGCACTGAAGGGTACGTGGGATATTGAGAAACTGGATGAACTCTTATCGATGCCGGATGTTGATCTTTCACACACTGGTTTTGATTTCTCTAGTCTTGAACTTCTACACATGGATCGCGGTGTTGACCTTCCTGCGTTTATGGTTGACCCCCTAGAAGCTCAATCCCTTCCTGAAATCGAAGAGATGGTCGAAGACATCGAATCGGCAGCAGACGACGCTGAAGAAGCCGATTACGATGAAGCACAAGAAGAAGAAATCTCCGAGATTAAAGAACGTAAAAAAGAATTTGCGGAACGACAAGATTTTTTACGACAAGGTAAAGTCTTCGCTCGCGTAATCTTCCCCTCAGATGCCTCTAAAGAACTGTTCATGAATCACTTAGAACTCAGTCCCGATGCTGAGTATATCGATGGTATGGCAATCCTTAGAGCACTCGGACTTGAAACCGATGCTCTGGAAGCCATCGAAGAAGAGAAGCCAAAACGGATGAAAGAAGTCGAAGCACGAAAGAACTCCAAACAGAAAGAAAAAGAAAATGGAACCCCTTCTGACAGCAAGAGCAAGAGAAATTCAGGAAAGTCTACCAACGGGAAGCCTGCCAAGGCTTGACCCCATTACGATCATTTCGATCATCTCGATTGTCCTACCAATGCTACTCAAATGTTTTGGTGCTGCTACTTCCTCAACGACAGTCAAGAACTATGTCTCTGATCGGTACGACGAAGACAACGGTACTTTCGAACGCTCCCTACTTCATCGTACTATGATTCAAACCAAACGAGCAGCAAAGCAGAAGGGAGAAAAGCTAAACGACGGCGAAGCTCATACCCTCGCCATTGCAACGCTCAAAAAGGCAATGCAAGCTACGGACGTTGATGTCAACACGGTAGCAGCAGAAATCCAAGACTAGACTTGTATCGGCTCTGTATGACAAGGTATAGTGATCTTAGGGTCACTGTACCTTTTTGTTTTAGTTGCCTGTAAACCAGTCTGCCAGTCATTCCAATGAAGCCTCATATGAACTTTAACGGATGGGTGCGATCAGACTGTAAATCAGGAGGATGTTTGCTGGCTTGGAAGTTAATATCGGCCAAGTACCCTTTGTACTGAATCCGTGGGAATCGGATCGAGTCAGCAACATCTTCTCCCTTTTATCCTCACTTCGTTTTTGGAAGGAAGTACCATGTTATCTGCTCAAGACGTTAAAGAAATGGCTTTCAATCTCGCAATGTCTCTCAAAGGACAGAAATCCCCTCACACCGTCCGACTAATCCGTATTGGTGAATTGTGCGGTCTGGCAATACGCAATGCCGTCTACAAGGATAGGGGAAGTCAGGTACGAGACAGTAAAGGTCAATGGATCGCAAAGCTAATCCAGAAGAATGAAGTCGATGCTTCCACGATCCCCGCCCCCCAAGAACTCATTGACGAACTCGAACAGATCGCAATCGCCATAGGATAATTTCACTTTCAATAAAATTCCGAAAATCACAGAACGGTATATGATTCATATGAAAATGATCACTCAAGCCGAAATGCTCAAGATTCTCCGTTCAACTGAGGGGAGGACACGAGTTCGACAGTTGCTCGCCAACGATGGGATGGACCTTAACGCAACTCAGAAGATTGAAAGGCTGAAAAAGCTAGTTAGGGATGCTGACGAATTACTAGGATCAGCAGATGATGCAAACAGCTTAAAAGCATCCGAACAATGGTTTTCTGATTACACAGAATGGTTAAAGCAATCTATAATAATCGAATGCGGAATTATATATACTTCTCCCCCAAAAACCGAAGGTGATAGTGATGAGTTACCCTCCTAGAAAGTCGGTGTTTAAAAAGACTGTTGAGTCTTACTTGTATGGTGCATCTCGTTACACAGGATACATCAATAAGTCAAGATACTTCAAACTCGAATGTGGACATGAAGACCGACGAAAAGCATCGGTGCCATACCCTCAGAATGGCAAAATGAAATGCCGTCAATGTACAGAAGATTTATTTCAAGAACAATTCAGAAAGAAGACACAATGAACACAAATCACCTAATCGTCGAAGAACTCCGCTGGAAGAAGTTTCCTCTCCTCAATGATGGATATGTATGCCTCGTTGATTGTATGGGTGACGATGCAGCAGTCGTACAAGCTGCTCGCCTCTCTTACGGCAATGACGGTCGAGATTCTGGTCAGACTGTAGACGGACTCTCCAAAGCAGACTCAAACCTGCTCCGATATCTGATGCGTCAACGCCATACGACACCATTCGAACAGTGTGAAGTCAAACTCAAGATCAGAATCCCGATGGATGCATGGCGTCAGATGGTTAGACACCGAACCGCTTCAATCAATGAGTACTCAACTCGGTATACAGAAGCAATTGATGTTCGTCAGACAACCAACCCGGATGAGTGGAGACTCCAATCCACCAGCAACAAACAAGGATCATCGGGAGAGAACGTTACGGAATGGCCAGAAGGTATCCTTTCCGAAGATGGTAAATCTGTTTACTTCAGTGATCATCCCCGTCCATACAATCCTGACTATTCTCCCGGTCAGTACCTCACTGCTCAAGAAGAACAGTTCCATGATTTTGCTGCTGCTGTTTACCATACTCGTCTGAAAATGGGAGTAGCAAAGGAAGTCGCTCGTAAAGACCTCCCCCTCTCCACCTATACCGAAGTTTACTGGAAGTGTGACCTCCACAACGTTTTCCATTTCCTCGGTCTGAGGATGGATTCCCATGCTCAAAAGGAAATCCGAGACTACGCAACTGTGATCGGGGAACAGATCATCAAACCGTTGTTCCCTCATTCATGGCAAGCATTCATGGATTATAGATTCAATGCCATGAATCTGACTGCTCTTGATATTGAAATGATTAAACGAATAACTGGTACAGACCCATGTAGTATATCAGGACTGATTTTTGATGATATTGTAGCGTACAATAAGCACAGTCCAATATTTACCAACGATCGAGAATTGAAGGAATGTTACACGAAGCTTGAACGCCTCGGATTTTGCGTCGCTGATTGATCCAACCCACTTTCCAACTGAAGGAATCTGCCGTGAACAGAAAAGACACAAAAGAAATACTCGAAATGGTCAACCAATTCCGCCCCGAAATGGAAGCTTTCGTGGCAGGGAAGGATATACAGGTTGAATCATTGTCGGATAAAGGTAGTTGGCTATACTCTAACAGTCCGGCATGGAGTGGTAAGTTCAACTACCGCATCAAACCCGAACCAGTACGACGCCCGTTTAATCGTGCTGAAGCCGAACCTCATGTTGGATCATCAGTTAAACGTAAATCAACTGGTGATGTTACTTTAATTGATAGAGTTTTTTCTTCCCGTATTGAAACTTCATTTTATATACATATAACATCAGGTGATTCTCTGACACCTGAACGGTTGATGGAAGAATTTACATTCCTCAATGGTAACCCCTGCTCAGTGTCAACTGAAGACGAAGAAGATGAGGAGGGAGACGAATGAACGCTAAACAACTCGAAGTTGCTGCTCTCAAACTCTGTGAACTGAGGGGATGTAACCCTGACACTGACAGATTCGGTCGTGGTTACTCCCCGAAGAACATTGATGTGGCAAAAGAGGAAATCAGAGCAGCACACCAAGTCAAGGAAGCTTTAGAATACGGTCTGATGTTGGTTGGTATTGAACCATGCCCCTCATGCAATACATCTGATCGAGTAGAACACTCAACTCTTTATGCTATGAATCGTGCAGAACCTTATCATAGAATGATATGTATGAAGTGCGGTCATACTGGTCCAAATGAAGATACGGAGGAACATGCTGTAGCCAGATGGAATCATTTTTCAAAATATTACTTCAGTACCCCCCGCTCTTGAGTCAGTCTAAATGCCCAACATTACCCTGTGCACCATCCGGCCTATCAAATGGCAAACAGTAGTTGTTGACTCAGACAAAACAATGTATGGGTTTACTCTGCTGCTGATATTAAAGATCAAGGAACTGCCGGATGGTAAATGGGGAATATGGTACATCAAGACATCTCCTCATTCACCTACTCTGAACATCGATTTGATCAACTCGGAATGGGTATTCAAAACGTCTGTATGTTCAGAGACAAGAGCACAGCATATAGGGAGGGGGTTCTACCTGAAACAAGTTGAAAGACTCTTGATCACTCAACCAAAAAGGAAAATACAATGACTGTTTGCATAGGTGGACCGCTAGCAGGTACCGATCAAGACTGGGAGACTGATGGGTTTACAAACATCAGTCGAGATGTGAATACTGGTAAATACAGACTGATCAACTTCATAACTGTTGATACTGATGATCGCAGCAAAAATCTCAGACTGTGGGTATGGCATAAGCTGACTCCATTTCAGGCTCTAAAAGAACTGATCGGCTGTTACACAAAAGAACAGCTTGGAATTGTGAGGGGATGACATGGCATCTAAATGGGAATCTGGTAAAGAACAGTGGATGGGCCTATGCTACGTTGTATTTGTGTACCTGTTAGCACTTGCTGAAATGTTAGCAACACGATGGGTAGAGTTCTACAAGCTACTCCCTGAATTTTTGATGGATCACGGTGAGGTATGGCAGCCATTCCTTGGAGTGATATACACCATCAACTTTATTACCTTTATTGTGGCTTGTATACTGGCTTGGGCATGGTTTGAACTGTCAGCGGAATGTATAGGAGTAAGAAGAATGAGTGACCTTGAAAGAGTTAGAGCAATGCTTAACTCTCTTAAACCCGGTCAGTGGATTGAAATTCACAAATCGTTCTTCAGCTTCGTAACTCCCATAATGTACGATGGGACACCAATAGAGTGGGTGTTGGAAGGTGTTGTGGGGTCTAAGTATCTAATAACCTATGAGCGAACTCCAAGTAGTACATTTATCCTATTTAAACGCAAGCGTGAGGAAGACGTAAATGCCGAAGAAGGCAGCAGTCAAGAAGAAGGTAGCTGTCGTTAGAGATACAGGCCGAATACCTCGTAATCCTGTTAAACGGCGAACTGCTCCTCGAATGACAGAATTTAAAGATGCAACTGAAGCATTCAACCCAGAAGTCAGCCCTCATTCATTTCCCGAATCACCAGTGATCACGCCAACTCCCGGTGTTGAATCAATTGATCCAGAAACGGGATTAGCTGTTGATGAATATGGTGTCGAGATGCTGTACCCTGTTGGTACAAAAAGAAAGATGAGGAAACGGACAAAAGAACAATCACGATTGATCAATCATCGCATCGAAGAGATACGTGGATTGATGAGTTTATCAATGTGTCAGGAGGACATAGCCCGTTCGTGTGCAATGGCTTGGAGCATTTCACGTAAATCTGTTTATAAATATATTGTAATCGCAAGAAAGCGTCAGAACGCAATATTAGATCGACAACCCCTTGAGTTGAAATCTGATTCACTTTCGTTCTGGTCAACGAAGCTTCGAAGTGCTGTAGCCGATGCAAATAGGGCTAAGAAGGATTTAGCGGAAGCGAATGAATTCGTTAAACAAGTGAAGGATAACATGAAGGCTTCAAGGGGTGATGTTCATGCTCTACAACAGTATGACAACATCCTGAAAAAAGCCTATCGGATGAAGACCCTCGCACAAGATGCTATTTCCTCCTCAGAAAGCGTAGCTAGACAGATACAGACCCGTATTGATTTACTGGTAGGAAACAATGCTCCTGAACGGATCGCTCTTGTGAATAGTAAGGGTGAAGACGTTCAACCAGTAGAATCGATGACAAACGGAGATGCCCGTGTTGAAGCATTCGACATGATTAAAGATTTACTCAAGATGCTCAAACCAGAAGATAGACGGGTGATTGAGGCAGAAGTGAAGGAACTGCTACCCGTCATTGAACAACAGACCGAAGTACTTGATATCCTAATAGAAGAAGTGGAGGAAGAATGATTACATTAACCCGAGATAACGTTGATAAATTCATTGAACTGGCTACTGCATTTAGAGACGGAACACCACTTCAATATTATGAAGGGGATCGTATATGGAATGATTGCGTAACGATGAGATGTATGACGCTTGGAAACCTCGATCACTTCCGCATCAAACCCAACCCGGTATATCGTCCGTTCACTCCTGAAGAATTGGTGGGACTACTCGGTAAACAGATCAGGCATAAAGAATGGAGTAACCGTGATGCAACTACGATCATTGACATTAGTGATCGTTTGGGGGGAGTAAGGGTATTTCGTTACGCATCTTATATCAGTAATCAGTCTTTACTAGACGAGTGGTTATTTCTTGATGGTTCACCTTGTGGAGTACTTGAACAATGACCCCAGAACGAGCAAAAGAACTACTGCCGATTATTCAGGCATTTGCGGAAGGTAAAGATATTGAACTTCTCCGAGATGATCGTACAAGAAGCTGGCAGGTAAGCAAAAATCTTGACTTCTCGTGCTCTCCAGATAACTACCGGATTAAACAAGCACCTGCCCCTCCTATCTACCGTCCATTCAATGATAACGAAATGCTTGACCTGTTGGGGAAGTGCATCAAGCGAAAAAACCAATATCATTCATCAATGACAGGTACTGTTGTTGCTATCCAGATCAGTCAGTTAGAGATTTCACAGAAATATGGGTTAGTAGTAGCCTACGGTCATCCTGCTGGTAGTGATGTTAGAATCCTTACGAGAGATGACCTCCTCAACAGTTGGACATTTCTTAGCGGGCATCCTTGTGGGGTACGCGAAACATGAAAACTATCCACCTCTGGTCCGCTGTTTCCCTCCTCATGTGGATCATCTACAAATCCGCCCGTATTTATTTTGAGGTATAAATGAAAACTGTCCACCTCGCTGCTCATGCAATCCAGATCGGTAATCGGGTGGTCCAACGTTGTATGCTCTGTGGTCATAAGATACTTGAACTGAACACCGAGCATATCTACGGTCCAGATACTCCCGGTCTACCCGTATTCAAGGTCGGCAGCTTGGTATCAATATCTGAGGGTAGTTCAACTCAAGTTTATGCTACACTCGTCAAGGAAACCGTTGAGCCTTATTTTGAAGACCCGTGGGAAGACTCTTGTTTAGGATTAGTCGAATGAATAAGTACCCCTGCATTGAGTATCCAATCATCACGGAATACTCATTCAGTGACCGTATCGTCTGTCGACACAACGACATCGGGGGGTGGTCACTTTCCACAATTGCTAAGCACTCTGATACTGACCTTTGGTGGAGTGGTCAAAAGTGGGACTTCGAACCCCTGAAGCGTAAGAAGTTTCCAACAATGGAAGATGCTTGGTTCGAGTTTACCGCCAAGAATATCCAGCCCATCTGATTCTCTTTTCTCACTTCCATCGGCTCATCCCATTGTCCTACAATAGGGATGTTGTCGTTTCTATACACTCTCGAAGGAAGACCCTCATGTATGATGCTCTGTTTACTGGAACGTGGATTCTCGGCGTTACAACTCTGATCATGTTGTTACGAATGATTGCAATGTACCGTGAACATCGGGCATTTAGAAAAAAGATGTATAAAGAAAACGATGAACTGACTGAGAAAATGAACGATTGTTTTATACGAGCTATCAATGCAGAATCGTTTAATAACGAACTCTGCAACCGTGCTGAAGAAGCCGAAAAGGGGATGACCAACCTCATGGATTCCCTCACTCTCCACAAGGACAAGCTGACTGCGAGTGAGGCAGCATATCAAGCCCTCATCGACAAGATCAATCAGAAGGATGCTGAACTGAAAGACCTGCGATCCGAATGTAAACATCATGCAGAAAAAGTGCTTGCTGTAGACAGAGACCAAGTTTATAGGTAAACTCCTCAGACGAATCGAACAGCTTGAGGGGCAAATCAAAGCAAGAGATGGGCGTATCGAAAACCAATACCAGACAATCAGCACATTAAACGACAAGATCGCCCAACTCACAGAATCTATAACTGAAATCCCTACTATCCCTACCGTAGTAGACGCTACCGCTTCTGAGGAGAAAGCAGAGATACCCGACATCAGTCCTTACCTGCCTGATTCAGTCCCAGTCGGTTATTGGGTCGCTCGTGATAGTTCTGGTGACTGGTGTTCACATAAGGTAAAACCTAAATTATTCACTACCAATGGAATGTGGGGGTATGGTACTGTTTCTGGCAATTACACCTATCTAGGAAAAATCAGCACTATCCCCCAATCCATCCTCGATCTACCGTGGTATCAGTGTTGCTTCCAACGGAAAGAGAAACAGCCGTATAAATGGGTAGAGCACGTTGAAGGACAAGAGCGACACTGGTCCTGTAATGATGCTCACCTCCCTCCTGAAGTCAAACCCGGATATTGGATCGCTAAAGATAAGGATGGCGAAGTTTGGTGGTTCACTGAACATCCATGTCGTGGGGTCAGTTCATGGCAACCACGTCAATATAACACCAGTTCTGGTGAATGGGAGATGACGCCTGAACCAATAGAATATTACGCTTCTATATTCCCCTCCGATCTAGACTGGACAAAATGTATCATTCAGGTTCCCAACCTATGAAACCCACAATGATCATCGGCATCGATCCCGGTTCAACTGGCGGGATGTGTTTCATGGCGGAAGATTCAACATACTTCCCTTCTTTAGAAAGTGGATGCTTTGCCTGTAACCTCCCGAAGACGACCCCTGAAGTCCGTGACATCCTCAACCAGTGGATCGAAGACTGGATGGCTGAAACGAACTATCAGGGGGAAACCTTCTTCTACCTCGAAACACCTGCTGGTATGCCTTTCCGACCCAATGCAGACGGTAAGATGAGGCAGGGGATCGGCTCATCCATGAAGTTCTCCCGCTCCATCGGACGACTAGAGGGTCTTCTAATCGGCATGGATGTAAAGTATACATTTGTCACACCTCAGAAATGGATGAAAGCACTCAACTGTCAAACAAAGGGAGACAAGAAGATCACGTACCGTTTCGCACACAAACTGTACCCTCATCTAAAACCAACACACAAAACCGCAGATGCAATCCTCATCTGTCACTATGGAGTACAAGATGTCCAAAATAGAAAACATCCTGAAGAAAGCCCAAAATCAATTCGACCAAAAGCTAGAAGAAGCACTCGATGAATGTCTACCTGTTGATCCCGCAATAATCAGACAGCACTGTCAACAACTCAGTACAGAACACAAAGCCCGAGAAGAAGCATTTGCGGAAGCCGGTAAGATGGCTGAACGAATGGAGTCATTACACCACGGTGAACCCTCAGATGTATTCCTGACGGAGATACATCAACTTCTAATAAAAATCAGCAAACTCGTACCATAGGTATGATTCATATGACGGACTTTCAAGCATTCCTGTTGATCGCCTTTGTGGTCCTTTCTGGTATCGCGGTCATCAAGTACATTAAAAGCCGACTTTACGGGGCAAGGAATCGGTCATCATTTCCCTCCAAAAGCGTAGCTTACACAGACAAGTACACGACCAAGAATCCAGCCCAGTATATCGCCATCAAAGGGAATCCAGACCTGAAGACCTGCTCAACAGACGTGTTGATTGCAGAACTCCATAACCGTTCTCACTGTTGTGTCGTCGGAGTCATCACACTCAATCCGACACACATACCCAACCTATACGAGTACCGCGTCGTTCTCGATTACTCAGGTGATCCCTTTCAGGCTCATGGTCTGTCAGCACGACTCAACAGGGGGATGACTCGTAACGTTAGATACATTCCCTACCAGAATCCCGATATCTACGGTGACGACGAAGACGATGATGACGAACACCTAGACCCTGTAAAGAAGGAATAACATGATACGATGTATTGGCGGTTTGTTTACTCTGGTATGCTTATTTCTCATTTGGGATTGTAGTTCAAAATCATGGGGTAGTATTGGGGAAACAAAAGTTCCTGAAGCTATTCATCTCATTAGAAAAAAGAAAGATGTCTATCCTAAATGTCTAGCAGAAATGAAACTCTCTGGACCGGGTTGGATAAACGATTCCGTTTACAGATATGAGCACAGAGTTAAAGTAGAAATCATTCCACCCGATATTATTGGTATGCTCAAACGGCTAAACAACTACTGTCTTAAAGCAGTCGGTATCGAACCACCCACAATGGAAGAAGCAAATGCCCAAACCCAAAATCTTATCGATCAAACAAATCAAGAAGAAACTCAAAGAAGCGGAGAAAGTATTTAGGGCTGAAATCCGATCACTCCACAAGCAATCCGGTCTAACTCCTGAAGAATTCGAAGAACAAGTCTGCGGCGTCGTTAACCCGAAAGAAGAAGATGACTCCTGAAGATCAAACAAGACTCATCTCCAGCCTCAGATCAGAACTGACAAACGCATACCATGATAAACGGGTAGCTGAAGGTAAGTTTGCTGCTGCCTTCGCTATCCTCCGAGCAATCTCTGATCCTGCGAAACTTCAACAACTGATCAAGCAAGCCGAACCCAATAGTTCACCACATGATATTTACAAAATGTCAAACGATGTTAACTTCATCAGGACATTTGTCAGCCGTGTAGCAGATACAATAGGAGGAACAGAGTAAAATAATCAGTATGACCCTCTAGGAAGCCTTCAAATCCCACTGGACGACCTAGGTATCGTCCGAACCCTACAAATCGACTCTCAGCCTATCCTCGCTAACCTGCCGTAGTCTGGATAAACCCTCCCTATCCGGTATTACCTCATGACAGGTCTCCAACAGCTTAAAACATCCTTAAATCGACTCAAACGCGGTTACCGATCCAACAGATGGTTGGACATGGTACGTCCGAACCCTCATCCCAAACAGAAATGGTTCCTTGCCTCAGAGTGGCTTGAAGTCATGTATGGAGGAGCAGCGGGGGGTGGAAAGAGTGATGCTCTCCTCATGGCAGCACTCCAGTACATCGATGTTCCCGGTTATGCAGCAATCATCTTCCGTAACAGTTACGAAGACCTGTCTCTTCCGGGTGCAATCATGGATCGTGCATCCCAATGGTTAACCGGACTTCCTGGTGTTACTAAACGGGACGGTGGTCGACGTTGGGAATTTGAAGGAGGGGGGACGCTTCAGTTCTCCTATATGGAAAACCCAGAAGACCGGATGAGATACAAGTCAGCAGAGTTTCAGTTCGTTGGCTTCGACGAATGTACATCAATTCCTTTCCAATGTATCAAGTATCTCTTCAGTCGATTACGGAAACCATCCGATCCGAATAATCCTCTCTCCAAAGTTCCACTGCGAATGAGACTCGCTACGAATCCGGGTGGTAAGTACAGTGAGGATGTCAAAAATTATTTCGTGCCTCGTAAGTACCTTCAAGCCGATGAGGATACCCAGTTCTCCCGAGTCTGGGCAACGATTGGTCCCTGTGGAGTCTGTGACGGTAAGAAACAGATTGAAGTTGACAACCATATCCTCACCTGTGAATCCTGTAATGGATCAGGGGTCTCCAAGAGATACTTCATCCCTGCCAGACTCCAAGATAATCCCACGATCAATTACTTCGAGTACAAGAAGTCTCTTGCTGAACTTCCCCCCGAAGAACGTGCAGCATTGGAACACGGACGATGGGACTTGGTAACGGATGGCAAGCTATTCCGTTCTGCATGGTTTAGACACTGGGAATGGAATGGAGAACATATCATCCTCAATACCATTCCGGGTAATCCCAACGGTCGGATCATCGTACCGAAGGGAGACCACTGGACATTCATGACGGTAGATACTGCCCAGAAGATTCAGACAGTCAACGATTACACCTGTATTGTCGTCTGGACTCTCTGTGAACCGGGTAAACAACTCTGTCGACGATACGTTTTCAGACAGCGTATCCTTATCCCTCTCATGCTACCCATGATTAAAGAACTTTATGAAAAGTACAATTGTCGATTCGTCATGATCGAGGATGCGTCCAGTGGTATCGCAGTCATCCAAGAAGCCAAGATTACTTCGCGGGGAGCGGGATTAACTGTTATTTCCTACAACCCCTCCAATAAAGATAAGGTCCAACGATCGACTGATTCTCGGCTCATGATGGAAGCCGGAAAGATTTTCTTCAGTCAATCAGATGATGTAGTTGAAACTGACTGTAACAATGAGTTACTATCTTTCCCTGATGGAGTACATGACGACTACGTAGACAATCAGACGATGGCAGCATGGTATGCCAATACCCAAAGTCGAACAATCAGAGGTCATTCAGGTCCAGCAGGACAGCTAGTCAAGCAGAGTATGAGTTACCCCCGTTTCAACCGTTACTAGAAAGAAGACTAATGGCTACGAATAGAGAACTCACAGAAGAAGTCGAATCGCTCAAAGCACTCCTCAAGGAATCAGAAAAAGAGAAGGATGATTTACGGGTACTCTTGAGAGATGCTCAAGCAGAAAGGGATAAGACTTTCGATGTCCGAGACTGGATCAATCACCCCCAGTCAATTGAAGACTGGTTAGCTCTCTTCCTGATCGACAATATCGATGTTCCAAGACTTCCGATGTTCTTCCGATGGTTGGCTCAACGGTCGAACAGTCAAGCACTTGTCGATGAAGTCATGGGTCTTCTCGGTGTGCGAAACAAGCAGATACGTCAAGTCTCAATCATGTATGCTAATCAGGCTAAAGCTCTCGTCAGAGCATACAATGCACAGGAAGCGGGGGCTACTGATCTTGCTGCCTCTCAAGAAGCTCTTGCCAGCCATTACAGAGGTGAAGTCAACAGGGCTTTAGAGGAAGGACATGTGGTCGCAAATATACCCGATGGTGTCAGAAGGAATAACTAAATAAAAAACCCCACATGGTTTAAATGTGGGGTTTATTTTTTACTTAGACTTCTTTTCTTGGCACGCTAGACAGTTACAATCCCTATCCCACCATTTCGGGTGTTGTTCCATCATATGGAGGATGCCGCTAGCCGATCCTTCAGCAAAACCTTTCTTGTAGTGCATATCAGCTTCTTCTCTGTCACATGTCGGAATATATACATCAAGTTCTTTTAACTCTCTGTATATCTCAGCAAGGCTAAACAAAGCAAAAGGTAACTGTGCTTCTGTTAAAAGCGGATAAGGATTGTTCATCTTCTCCTCCAAAAGCTGAAAGCTAGATACGTCGAATGTAACTCAGTTCTCGTCCGCTCATCTCTCCTGTCTCACTGTTTTTAACCCATGCTTGATCCCCTTCAATGCACTTGATGACTCCAATACTCCTTCCTTTATTGGACATCCATTCAACGTGATCGCCTACCAGCAATGTTGCTTTTGTGATCTGTTTGATGTGATCAGGATGTACATAACCCACTGATCCAGAACTTGATGAGCTACCATCATCTGAAAGCCGATATCCGATATTGACACACACCAGTCCGTTAACGTCAATCGGATTAAGTACTGTGCAGAGCACTAACACTTCATCACCGACACGGTAAACAGGAGTAGGTTCTGTCTTCATACTACAACCCTCGGACTGGAACCATCATCCGACTTCGAACTCCGATCCACTTATTGAGCATTGAAGTCTCGGGCAGCTTGATTCTTCCGTGTTAGTTCACACGAACCACAGTAAAGGGTCTTCTGTAGTCGGTCTGCTCGATCTAAGGCTGATGACTTCACCTTGAAAGGATTGCGGCATGTAGGACACTTACATTGTACTTCAAAATCATCCTCCACGCCTTCGGCCTTTGGGGGAAGAATAGATGCTTTATCACTCTGATCAACCCCCACTGTTCCTAAGCGTCCGGTAGGTAATTGATAACCTGTCGCTTTCTCAACTTTAGTACGCTGGTACATCTTCAGGAACTGCATACTCAGATTATACAGTTCAATCGGAGAAGTTCCGTTCTCAATAACTCTCTCAGCAAACTTTCCAGCTTTCTCGAAGTCATCAGGGTTGAAAGCCTCATCAACTACTGTATCGGGTGTAGCATCCAATGCTTTCTTCTCTGCCTCAAAATCACGATTGACTGCATCCTCAGAATTGAACTTGTTGGGGAATCGTACTTGCAGCTTACGGATGTTGGATTCCATAGCATCCTCCATTGAGATATCAAACGCATTACACATCAACGCATCGTACCAGAGGGAATCAGCTATCTCCTCTTTGATATTCAATAGGCACTTCTCCCGTTGCTCCTCATCCCCCTTTAGAACTGCATCTTCATAAGCAATGACTCCTTCAGTCAACTCACCTACCTCAGTGATCAATCCGAAGATCGCATGAATAGCACGGATGAACCGATCATCATTGGTGCGAAGGAGAGGACAGATATCCGGGCTATAGTTGATGCTGTCATTGAGTACAGAAGTCAAAACCCTATCCAACTCATAGGAAGTCGGTTGCTTATTGTAGAACACATGTCGTTTATAGACATCAACCTCCTGCCCCATGTCCTTAACATGATCCAACACGTTAAACAATCCGTTACACATTTCCCGTAGCCGACCTACCATCTCTTCATTTGGCATCGATTCAGTCTTCGCGGCAAGCAATTGATACTGGTTCGGGTTCATAGTCTTCTTCTCCAAAAAACGAAGTTGTCAAGTAACACCCTGTCATTGTACGACAATCAGCTAAGCCGATACAAGGCAAGAAAAAACCCCTCCCGCTGTGTTATCGGAAGGGGTCTACGGTTGAATTTGTTGAACAAGGATTTTATCAGAATCCAGACAACCGTTGATTATCGAGAAATCGTTCGAACTCGTGTTCGTGTTTTTGTGTAGCTTGGCAGCATCACCTTCTGGGTCGTTTGAACCGTCGAAGCGGTCATACCACAAGTACATCCGGGTTGACCACAACCACACTGACAGACCGCATCAGACTTCACATTGGTGACTTGGTAGTATCGAACCCTACCAGCTTCCGCCGACAAACAAGAGACAGCAATCAAAGCAACAACTGACAGAATCATCTTCATTTCGTTTCTCCGTGGGACAATGGAAACTCTTTATACCCTTGCGGGACCAGTCATATACATGACCTCGAACCGGCATCATAGATGAATCGAGAAAGCCGATGCAAGGGTAGTTTAGAACGATCCTTTCTCGGTAGCGGTCTGCGAAAATCACCCGTTTCGAACCTTCTGACCGCCGTATGTTTCTCGCTCTACTGCGTCCAACTTTCTCAGCAACAATCCGCCTCGTTCGACGCGTCGCTTCGTCTGTTCGTCGAGCCGGGCCATCTCGGCGTCGTCAGGTCGATACCATCCCCACTCGGCAGGTAATGATTGATCGATTCCGTAGAACTCAGACTGGGCTGTCCCCATGCAATGAGACGGCCAATTGGCACGACACCCAATCAGGAACGGCGTCACCCCTTCATGGAGATTCACAGACACGATTCGCTTGTTGCACGTGTCACAGGTATAGGCGTTTTTGCTGAACTGCTTTTCCATTTTCTATCACCTATTTTTTGAATGCCGAATCGACGGGAACGGCCACACGCCGGTATCTCCGATCCAATAACCGTCCGTCGCTCGAAACCGCCTTCCACCAACAAGGGCCACAACCCTCGGTCCTGCCCGTTTGATCTTTTCCCGCTCCATGACATTCATTTCGCGGTCACAGACTTCAACAACTTCACCAGTGACGAATGGTTTCTTGATTGGCTTCGGAACTTTGTATGTCAGTGTCATGGTTGCTCAATCCCTGATTTTTGCACCGCAAATTGTGCAGTAAGTTCCGCGACCGCCTTCAGCGATGAAGTAGGGGCCATCGTGCTTACACTGAGCAGCGGCCTTCGCGTCCATTTCGATCATCAGTTGACCGATCTTGCGCTTGGCAACGTCATCAGCTTTGCGCTGAGCTTCGCTTTTCTCTAATGCCATCACCCGCGATTCAATCGCGGCCACTCG